GTCAATGCCATCAACTCCTGTTCTTTCTTTGATATCTTCATAAGTCAACTCCTTCAAGTCATTAAATATTGGAACACCAGGAAAGTTTTTTTGCAATACTTGTCTTGGGTATTTTTCTATCTCACAAAAAGCTATAGTGTTAATGCCTAGTTCACGAAAGGCTATCGCCCAACCACCAATACCTGAGCACATATCAAGGTGGTTCATTGTTTCACCTCTACTGTACAGATTGTATCATTGTGTCGACCACCATGAGCGACCACAAGAATACGAGTAATTTTAAATCCATATTTTTTACCAATACCGTTACTATTCCAACCAAAAGAAATGACTTTGCCACCAGGTCTTAAAATTCTTACAATTTCTTTTTTACAGTTTGACCAGTATTTTGTTATTCTTCTTCCTTGGTCTTGATCATTTGAATTATGAAAGTAAATACCTAAATCTTTATACATTAGTTTCAATTGATATTGGGAATAAGGTGGATCAAATACACAGTAATCTTCTGACAGATCAGATACGCTTTGTAAATACTCTATTGCATCTTGTTCAAAGGGGTAAGGAAAAGGATCTAAGTAATCTTTTCCTATTTCCTCTTGTATTAATTGACTAATCGGTTTAATGGTAAATGTTTTGTGTGAAGGCATAGCCCATTTTCTTTCTATTTTCATGAAGCGTCACCAAAGTTCTCACCTAACGCCACATCAACTTTACTCGGCACTTTTAATTCAACACAAGTCTCCATAATATTTTTTATTTTATCAACTTGTTCTTGGCTCTCAATGTTGAAACACAACTCATCATGTATTTGTAATAAAGGCACAAAACCTTCATTTACACAATCCACCACAGCTTGTTTAGTTTGATCCGCTGCACTGCCCTGGATTAAACGATTCAATGCTTTGTAGGTAAAAGCTCGTTTGATATTAGCTTGTCCGTATTTAGCTGAGGCATTCTCAAACTTTTCCGGAGTATGTATCCCAAAGTCTTTTGTTTCCCACATGTCAAATCGACACTTACGTCCTAATTTTGTGCGAATGACTCCTTCATTATTAGCTTTGTGCATACACATATCAGATAGCTCTTTTACAAATGGCACTTTTTTATTATACATATCGATAAGCTCATGTGCTTTTTCATTACTTACACCTAACATGACACTTAGTTTGTTTTTGCCCATACCATACATCAACCCTAAACCAATGGTCTTGGCAGATTTACGATCAATACCAACTAAATCCGCAACTGTTTGATGAAAGTCTGCATCATCTTTTTTGTACGCTTCTGTAAGTTCTCGTGAACCGCCTAAGCCATCACCCACCGATGACGCATAGTGCACCACAATCCTTGGTTCTTGTTGCGAATAATCAAAACTACCCCACTGACAATCTTGCTCAGGTAAAAATAGACTTCTAATGACAGGTCCAAACTCTTTTGATCTGGCAGGTAATTGTTGTAAATTAGGATTAGACATGGCCAAGCGACCACTGACTGTGCCACCTTGTTCACTTTTAAGTTGTTTTATCTCGCCATGAATACGCCCTTTATGCTCATATTTTAATATTGAATTTATAAACGTGCCTTGAAATTTGTTAATCTCTCTAGCCTGAACAATTAATTTACTGATATCATGAGGTGAGTTTGTTAACCAACCTTGCGTGAAACTGGGTTCTCCAGACTTAGGTGTTTTTGGATAATCAATGCCTAGCTTATCAAAAGCATGACCTATTTGTCTGGCTGCCCAAATGTCAACTTCAATACCTGATAATTTTTTAATCTTTTTAAGTAAATCTTTTTCACGGTGAGCAAATTCTTTTTCAAGTTGCACCGCTTTATCAACATCAACTCTAATGCCACGCATACGCATTTCAATTAATGAAGGTAAAAGTTTTTGTTCTAACTGCCAAATCGTATCTAAGTTTTGACTATGTATTTCTACCTTAAATCTTTGCCACAACATAAGCGTGAGCCGTGCGTCTTGCTCTGCGTAGAAACCAACATGCTCTGCTGGTAACTTCCACATCTCACCTTTGGGGTCTACCCCATGCTGTTGGGCAGCTTCCACCAACTCTGTTTCAGCTTTGAGTTCACCTAAATAATCTTTAGATAAACTGTTGAGGGCATAGCTGTATCTGTTCTCATCAATTAGTGCCCCTGCTACCATGGTGTCTACAATTGTGCCGTGCACCTTGATGCCTGATGCCAGTAACCAACCCACATCATACTGAGCATTGTGAAATATCTTAATTCCTGGTAACGAACAAACTTCTTTCATGTAACTTAATACTTGTTCTTTAATTAAGTTACCGCCACCCAAATGACCAAACGGAAAATAACCTTGCCAACCAGAGACAGCAACAGCAAAGCCAACAATCTCTCCAGACTTAGTAGCCCAACCTGCACCCATACCAGTGTTAATACCATCATCACGAGTTTCTAAGTCAATGGCGATTTCATCATAACCACTTAAATCTTTATACTCACTTGGTGCCGACCAAATACTTTTTTTAAAATTAAAATTTAGCTGTAGTCCTTTAGCCATTCTGTTTCTCCTGTAAGTAAATTAAATAATCTTGCCCCATGGGGTAGTTGTAACGATGATCAGTTGAAAGTAAATGCAAAGTGTCACGAGCACGAGTAGCCCCTGTGTAATAAACTCTTTTCTCATCTGCTTGTTCTTCTAAATTTTTATTACTAAAAGCAGAAGGCCAGTTAGTTTTTGAATACAATAAAACATTATCAGCTTCACCACCTTTAACAGAGTGTATGGTATCAATAATAATTTTAGGAGAGTCGTCTAATGTTTTTTGACCGTACCTTTTTAGTAAACGCACAAAGTAATTAACTTGCTCTGGTTTGAAATTTCTTTGCAATATTTGCCACCAAGACAATGCTTTGGCTTCATCAGGTAAATCTAAACCACACCATTCTTGCAAATGCTCAAAAGTATAAGTTTGTGTGTTTGGTTCTCTCATCCAAAATTTAGGTTGTCGAAAAGCTATTTCTTTAAGGTCACGAATATAGCGATACATATTTTCTGCGTGATCTCTGGTAATTGATTTGCTATTACTTATCGCAGTCCAAGCCTTGATTGCATTCCATTGTTTATCATCAAAAGACTTATTACCTTTATTGTTTGAAAAATACAAACCCGCTTCTTTAGCACACATGCGTAATTCATTTACTGTAGAGTTTACTCGACCTAATATGTACCATGTGCCAGGTGTTTCACCTACCGGTATTTCACTAAAACTCAAATATCTTTTAACAAAACCGTCTTTGTCTTGATAATCATAATCTTTAGGTACAGTATCATAAATACCTCTTCGTATTATTTGTGAAAAGTGATGTATGGCCTCACCAAATCGTCTGGTTTTTCTCAATACAATATGCCTACCAGGAAAGTATGTGGTGAAGTATTTAGGATCTGCTCCGTTCCATTTATAAATACCTTGGTCATCATCCCCTGCTAAGTAAATACGTTTAACATTCTCGGATATTTTATATATGACTGACCACTGCAATGGTGTGAAGTCTTGTGCCTCATCAAGTATTAACACTTTGAGGGGCGGAAACTCTACCTCATCTATAGCACGTTGTATCATGTCGGTGAAGTCTATAAATGAATCTTTTTTATAATGTTCATAAGTTGCAATCTTTCTAAGATAAACGTCCATGTTATCTTTTTTATAAGATTCTTTTTTATACACGAGCCGTGGATCTTCTAACATGTTTCTGGCTTTGTCATAGACACCCAATGACCAATCTTTATAAGTGAAGTTGTCATCGGCCAAACGATTGTCAGAGGTCTTAATGATCTTAGCCTCCATGGCATAATCCAACATACAATTTTTAGGATCAAACACTTCCTCTTGAAAATACCTACGACAATATTTATGTAAGGTTTTAAAACGCATAAAGTCGTCTGTAGTGAATTGTGGAAAAGCAGCTAATGCTCTATCTCGTGCCGTGTTCACTGCTTTGTTGGTAAAAGATATGAAAGCTATGTCATTGGGATGTACACCACGTTTGAGATGTCCTTTTAAAACTCTCTCAATTAAAGTGTGCGTTTTACCTGTGCCTGGTGGCCCAAATATTTTAAGTGTCTTGTGGTAAATCGCTTTTTGTTTCTGAATGCCTGAACTTATCATGGTATTTATCATCCATCTCTGTTAAATCTGTGTTGTTAGTTTTGAATTTTATAGCTTGATGATTTACAAAATCTGGCATCTCTACATGCCAGACATTTTTTTCACCTTCGTGATAATCTTTTCTTTTACAGCCTAAGAGTCTTATCGCATCGGCTGTGGTGTTAAAAACTTTAGCTGCTTTCTTTTTTAGAAACTGATCAAGGGTTATTTTTTTGAAGTAACATATGTTTGTCTTTGAATCTAAAACCACATAACCGTCTTTTAATTTAGTGAACTTGTCTTGTTCAACATGCGATTCAAAAAAATCTTTCAGCACTTTGTATCTTTCCTCTTCAAGGGTGTCTTCATAAGTGTGCTCTTTATTTTCAACTGCTTTCTCAACGATACCTTTCATTAATAGCTCGAAAGGTGACGGACCTTTTGGAGGTTTGGGTAAAGTCATCCAGTAGAGTCGGTGCCTTAAAAGTTTCACTCTAAAAGACTTTTCATCTTTCATATCTTCAGGTGTTACCATAACATGTTGTCCTTTAAAATCAAATTCATACCACACATTTTTAGTGTCTTGTATGTAAGTTATATTTTCAAAAGCATCAATTATTTCTGGTACTGCTTCACCTATGCCTAAACGTCTTGTTTTACAAAGTTCTTTATTACATATTGGTCCAAACTCTGCGTGTTTAGGTGGACATTGAAATTCATAACCTTGTTTATGCACTGACTTACATAATGAACTCACTTCATTTCTAGGTAAGGGAGTGGAAAATATTTCAGAGTTACGAGCAAAACCAATCTCTTCTAAATTTTTGACAGCTAAGGTAGAGTTCTTCTTCATCTCCAACACTAAAACATTAAACAAATAATTATTACGATTGTTACCAGACCAACCTTCTTGAATTAATTTTTGCACACAAGGAGCATAATGACTCCACTCTGATTCAGCCTCATAGTCTTGTACTTTTAATTTGAAAAAATCACTTGGGCTGATCATTCTTTTTTTAGCCGCATCTAGAAAACCACCCACCATTAAAGGTGTATTGTTTTCATCAAAGGCATATTCCATAGTTCTGTCTGAATTAAAGTAAGGCATATTAACAGCCTTGTTCATTGGGAATACTTCATTAGATAAAAAATACTGCTCGTTAATTTCATTTAATTTTTGTTTAACTTTGCTGGTCTCAGCAAGTTCTTTAAAAAAAACAAATATGTGTAGTCCGCCAGACTTTGACATGACTGGCACTAAAGGTAAACGATACTTAGTTATAATATCGACATATTTCTTTTCAGAATAGTCTTTGTAATTATTAGGATCTACATCTATGCAACCCCATAAGCACTCGTCCCCAATCTCTGGACGAATGCCTATGCGTGTCTTACCTGCTAAGTGATGTTTCCAATGCAGAGGGGTAAGTTGTTCATGAACTGTTTGATATTGAGCTTCTTTCTTACCTCGCTCATCATCTGTGCCGGTGAGCAAAGATTTGAGGTAACAAGTGTTATCACCTTGAAAAAGCTTAAACAGTTCTTTGTGCATTTTTTAAAAAGGAACGTCTTCTTCTTTTCTTGCATTAGACTCTGCTTTTTCATCATTTACGGCGATGGTCTCTGTCGCAGTTGCATTTGATGACATGTCAAAATTTTTCGCATCTTGGCAAAACTTATGAGCGGCCTTTAATGTATTTTCATCCTCAGGTTTATCTAACATACGGTCAAAGTTTATGACCCAACCAGTCCAACTTACTGTGCCTTTTTGTTCTTGACAAGTGGTTAAGCGATACACTCCGCACCATGAAGCTGGTGTAAAAAAGCCACCATTTTTACTTTTCATTTTTTTTTGAGTTATCATAGTATTCCAAAGTTTGGACTTTTTTCTTTGTGTGGCAGCCATACGAATCAATCCTTGTTCCAAGGGCTGATAATCTTCATCTAAAAGTAAAACAAAATGATTAGCTGTTTCTGCAACATAATGACCATTTGGTAAATAATCCTTGTAGTCATTCTCAGATGCTGGTTTTCTTGATGTTTGTGCCATAATACTATTGTCATTGTACACATTCTCTGGGGCACTTGAGCCTGTCCCCATAGTTGACCATTCAACCCAATTCAAATAATAGTGGCATGGTACAGCAAGGACACCTTTTCCATTATCTCTTTTATAACCCCCATAGACTGATTTGGTAGCATTATTAAAAATATCACCAACCTTACACCCTTCTATGTATTTAGAATCATCTTCATTGACCTCAGGTGTGCCGCCAGATGCACATTTTATTTCAGGTATTTTTATATCTTCAATACCTACGTTTTCCATTCCTTGACCAGCAAAGTCTTCAAGACTTCCTAGATCACCTACCATTATCTCTGTTGTTTGTTTCTTTGTTACTTCTTTCTTTGTCGCCATTTTCTATCTCCTATTTTCGTTTAATCGTGGTTCGGTTGCCTACAAAAACGCCAAATAAATCCGCTGGAACATTTTTACCTGCTTCAATTTCTTCTCTTAGAAATTTTTTAAGTGTTTGCGGTTCTACTTTCATTTTTTGCGAGACACTATGACCTTTACTTTTAAGGTCACTAACAAGACTATTTGCATCCTCATCTTGTGCTTTACCAAATTGTAAGATCACGTTGTTTTTAATTAAATCTCCAAAACCATTATCACGAAGCCAATTAAAAGCTTCGTCTTCATTAGCTTTAGAGATACTTGCAGCATAGTAAGTTTTTATTGAAATGGCAGTGCCATCATCTAATTTAATCTCACTAATACCAGCCTGTTGCATTAAGTTTGGGATAGATTGTTCAGAAAGATTACGCTCAGTTTCTTTAAGCTTTTTTATTTGCTCTTCCATGTTCGCTACTTCTTTCTGAGTCTCTATCAACTTGTTGCACTCTTGGGCTATACCTTTTGCCGCTTCTGTATCTACTGTTACTGTAGACAGTGCTTCAAGATCCATAGGACCCTCCTATATAAAATTATAGAAACTCAACCTTATTATTTTCTTATTGCATTGTCAATAGTCGGATTATAAAATACTGCTATGTCATACGAATATAAAACAAAACCATTCGAACATCAAAGGAAAGCCTTACAAACTGGGGGGCTCAAAAAAGTTTTTGCTTACCTAATGGAGATGGGAACAGGTAAAACTAAAGTCACTATTGACGATGCATCATGTTTATATCAACAAGATAAAATAACATTAATGATTGTCATAGCACCAAATTCTGTATATCAGAACTGGAAAGAGGAGCTTCGTGTACATTGTCCATGCGAAACAAATATTTTTATGCACAAAATAGACAAAAACTTTAAACCTGTGGATAACAAGATGAATATATTGTTAATGAATGTAGAGGCGTTTAGCCACAAATCTGGTGTGACATTTTTAGAGAGTATTTTAAAGTTTTTTGGTAAAAAAACCATGATGGTGGTTGATGAGTCGACGACTATAAAAAACCGCACGGCCAAAAGAACTAAATCACTAATACGATTAGGGCAATTAGCTACCTATCGTAGAATATTGACAGGTTCACCGATAACTAAATCGCCATTAGATTTGTTCTCGCAATTTGAGTTTTTAAATCCAGGTTTACTTGGCACCGATAATTTTTATGTTTTTAGAGCAAGGTATTGTGTGATGAATGACATAGTGCATGAATCTGGTAAAAGAATATCAATCCCTAATTATTACATAAATTTAGAAGATCTTGAAAAGCAAATTAAGAAGAACTCTTATAGAGTTCTAAAAAAGGATTGTTTAGACTTAAAACCAAAGGTACATGTCAAAAGATATGTTGACTTAAAACCAGAACAAGCTGAAGCCTACAATGACTTTAAAAAACACGCAAGAGCCATAATTGAAGATGATCAGATATCATTCAACAATAAATTAACTGAGATAATAAAGCTTACACAGCTGACAGATGGCTTTTACACCACTGACACAGGTGAAACTAAAAACATGGCCTCAGCAAAATTAGACGAACTACCAAACATATTAAATGAGTTGGATGGCAAAGTAATTATATGGTCAAGGTATGTGAACTCATTAGAAAACATAATTAGTTTGTTGAAAAAAAATTATGGCACTAATAGCACAGTTGCTATTTACGGAAAAACACCAACTAAGGAAAGACCAAAAATTATTGAAAGTTTTCAAAAAGATGACGAGGTTCGTTTTTTTGTTGGTAATCCACAAACAGCCGGGTACGGTTTAAATTTGACAAAGGCAACAACAGTCATTTATTTTAATAACTCTTTTAACTTAGAGGAGCGTCAGCAATCTGAAGATCGTGCTCATCGTGCAGGTCAAAAGGCAAGTGTTTTGTATATTGATATAGTTGCAAGAAATACAGTAGATGAATACATTTTAAAATCTTTACGAGAAAAAATTAAAATTAGTGCTAAAACTTTAGGTGAAGAAATATTTGATTATTTGTAGTATTGTTGCACTCTCTCAAACCACTTGTTCTCATATTCACTCAACATACTTTCATTCATAACAAACTTTTGAAAAACTAAGTCTTTGGTACATATTAAAATTAAGCCTTGTTTTATTTCACCATATTGTTTTTTGTGAGCCAAAGAATACGCAGCTATTTGGTAAAAGTAATCTTCAATCCACTCTTCACGTTTTGGCTTATTGGATTGCTTAAAGTCAGCTATGGTTGGTTTATCCTGGTAAACACAAACCAAATCAGTAGAACCCGCCCATTGATCGTCGTACGCAAGATTAATTTCTGTTCCATATACTTCACTTAGATCGCTTAAATTTTCGATAATTGTGTGTGCCATCATTCTTGGTTGAGAACCTTGTTCGGTTAAGTTTAAATAACCTTGACCATTCAAGTATTGTTCTAAAACGTAATGCATTTCAGTGCCTCGTAAGGCTGCTTGGTTCGTGATCCGTGCAGCTTCTTCATAGCCCACTCTCTCACGCCACTTGTCTAAAGCCTCTGCTTTCTGTTTAGATTGTGTGCCAGACAAAATAGTGGTAACGCTAGGTATCTTTTTATCTTTTACATTGTAAGTTCGTGATCCGTTATCATCGTTACGGGTATACTGACCGTATTGATATTTATTAACTATTTTAAAATCAGTCACTGTAAAAGAGGTATCATTTCTTATCAGCTTCATCTCTTATTTGTTGGTTATATTTAATTACGTCTTGTAATATACTCAAATTTATACCGTAATACAAAGCCGATGCTACTATTGCTTTAACGTCCTTGGGTAGACAACTTCCAGCGTAACCTCTTTGCTTTGTCACTTCGGCGTGTGAACTGTTTATTCTAGGATCGCACACTACAGCCGCAGACACTTCTTTAAAGTCAATACCTGATGCTTTGCAAAGATCATAAAGTTGATTAAAAAAAGAAACTTTGGTTGCCAAAAAGGCATTTCTAAAATATTTAGCCAGTATTAATTCTTGTGGCTTTGCAATATGGATGTATGGAGCGTTGTATATTTTTTTAAAAATTTCAGTCCAAAAGTCAACATCGTCTCCACCAAGAAGTACATATTCACATTCTTTAACATCTTTCATGGCAGATGCTTCTCGCATAAACTCAGGCGAAAAAGACATGCTTTTACCGTATGTTTTTTTACAGTGGTTCCATCCCTCTAAAGATATTGTGCTTTTTATTAAAATCGGAACATCTGGACTTTGCCTAACAGCCTCATGAACATTATGCATGTTACAAATGCCACCTAAGCCCTCTGGAGTGCTAACGCAAACAACTACAGCATCTGTATTATCCTTTATTTTATTTTTATTGTACTTAGGATCTACGATTTTAACATCGTAATGCGGTTGTAAGATTGATTGAAAAGCTCGGCCAACAAAACCATAACCAACTATCGTTATTTTCATTTCTTCTTTTTATTGTCAGGTGCGTATAAATTGTTGAAAGTGTATTCCCAATCCATGTAGCTATCATGAGCTTCTGCCTTGTGCGTCCATTGTGAGGGCACAAAGTCTGGTGGTCCGTTGCCCGTGACCCACATAGCGGGGGAGGTGACTCTTACTCTGTTGTTCGGTAAAGCTACAAAACAACCTTTCCACGGTCCCTCAGTTAGAGCTAACACATGCGATTGTTTGTGTTGTGCTGGGTCATCGGCTATTTCACTATTAGTGTAATCTACGGTGAAATAATACTTTGCCGTATAAAACTCACCTTCAATACGAGCCAACCAAGGGCTGGAGCTAGTTCGATCAAACACAACGATGGAATGATCTCTGGAGGAAACATCCCAAGGTTGTGCGATATGGGTCGGCATAGGTGGTGGCATTTCATCAAGTGGCTCATCTTCAACCAATGCTGTAATAGGCATACGAGCCCACATAGCACCACCATGAGGGTTCTCTAAACGATTCTCTTCGTCTTCACAACCAGTAAAGATAACTTGAAAACTTAAACAACGATCTGGAATAGTGTTAACTGCGATAACATAACAGTGTAGAAACTCACCGTGATAAGCACGATGATTGTGTGTAAATTCTTTTCTTACCCAAGCCTTTAAGACTAAAGGTATATTTGATATTAAGTGTGACAAGTTTATGCCTTAGTAACTTTCATCCCCATTTTCTTAGCAGCAGCTCTTAGTTGAGCAACAGTCATTGGTTTCACTTTAGCTCCACCTTTGGACATACCTTTAGCCATCTTATTGGCCATCTTACCACCTTTAGCTCTCATCATTTTAGCTCCGCCTTTTGCGTAGCCTTTACTTTTTTTCATCCCAGGCATTTAGACCTCCTATTTGGTAAATTTACCGATTGATTTTAACCCAAAACTGGCAGCGATACTAGCCATAATCGACCACTGTAACCATTCTGGAAATGTAGATAAAAACTCAATACCTCTTGCAACAAATGGCTGAAAATAAGGTATGAAAGAAAAAATTATAATAGCTATAAAGCATACAGTCCATGCTTCATCCTTCCAGGAATCCTCAGAAGCCTTTGCCATGGCGGTCTCCCATTCAACCTTACCTTCCGCCACCTTTTTCTGTACAGCAGTTTTTGCATCTATCTCTGCTATTTTAAGATCAGAGTTAGCCTTTGCTTTTTTTGCACTGTGTTCAAAGTAACCACCTACAGCTTTTGATAAACCATTTACAATAAGTCCAATCATTCTATCTTCTCCAGTATCTTATCTAGTTTAGTTGAATTTTTGTTTACTTGTTCCTTTATATACCTAATCTCAACTTCCATAATATTTACTTTTTCGACCTTTGCTTTTATTTGTTCATTTTCTTTAGCAAGTTCATTGATCTTGGCAGTTGATGTGCCCCATGCGACACCGATTAGAATAAAAGGTGTAATAATATATATAGCTGTTTTAAAGTCTATGTTCATTTGCCTAATGGATTACCAGTATCGTTTAGGATGTTGTAAATTTTGGCTATCTCGCCATCCATCCAATCTGATAACGACTTTTCAACATCTTTTATTTCATATTCAATTTTTTCTGTGGTTTCCCAAACGTCATCTATATTGTCGCTGTTAAATTGTACACGCTCTTCAACAGAAGTAATTCTTTGCTGTAAAACTGATGTATCAGTTGCTTGAAAATTATTAACGGCTTCTTCGGTATGTTCCACTCTCGTAGCTAAATTGGCGACCCAATAGACTGTCGAACCTATCGGCACTATCGCCCCCAAAACTAGACTCAAAAGAAGTCCCGACGAGATCGTAAGTGTTTTGTTCATATATCATATCCTGTGTAATTGACACGGTTTCTACTATTTTAAGGGTATCTTGTAGCGTTTGTAAATAGGCATTTGGTAGCGTCATCTGCACCAGTCGCTCAACGCTTAAAGGTGCTGACGTATTGCTCTTTTCAGTTTTATTATCCACTTTTTTAACTTTTTGCTTAGGCTGATTATTTTTAGTGGTGGACTTTTTAGTCTCATTTTTCTTTTTAACTTTGCTGTCTTTAGGTTTATTTTTTGCGACGGTTTTACTTTCGTCACTTTGCTCTTCAACTTCGTCTGAGTTTGATAACTCGCTAGTTGCTTCTCCTTCATTCTCTGTTGTTTCCTCTTCTGATTCATTTTGAACCTCCTCACTACTTTCTAATTTTTCTTCACTGACTTCGGCTACATCCTGGTCAAGTGTATCTTCGCTATTTAATTCAGCGGGTTCCTCAACCACGCTATCGACACTAACATCCACATCAACTTCGACCTCAACGACTTCAGGAATTTCAATTTCAACTATTTCTTGAATCTCGTCGATCTGATCTATGGGTGCTAAGTTAGCCACGTCTGGCACGTCAACCGATATTACAGGTGCAACAGGGATTTCAATGACAACATCAATTTGTTCTGGTATGTCCATGTCAATCGGCTCAACCGATATTTCTACGGGCATATCTAAATTAATATCTGGTGTAATATTTACACTTACAGGTGTTATTTCAATAATTGGCTGTTCTAATATTATTTCATTAGTAACAGACATTTCTAAATCAAGTCCGCCAACAATAGAGTTGGTTATCTCTTGCTCAACTATTTGTTCTATTATGGGCTCAACAATGACAGTTTGTTCTATTATAGGCTCAACAATGACAGGTGTAATTACAATAGGTTCTACTATCGGAGCCACATATTGTTCTGTGGTTACACTAAAATTCAAATTGTCGATGATAGGCCCATACCAGTTACTGCTGTTACCTGTATCATTACCCGTGATTGTCAGATTAAGTGAGGTATCGTCTGTATTGAAATCGCCTGTTACATCTTTAGTAAAAGAATAGCTTTCCCAGCCATCTTCATATGGCACAGCTACAGATTCAGATATTACCTCTATTTCAGTTGCACTTTCAATCGTAATGGTAGACACCACCGTATCATCAGCCCCAGCATTACACCATTCAGTGCCTGAGTTACCACAACCGATGGAATCAAAATTCATATTAATTTCTTTAATTAAATGATTTTCCGGTAAACTGGATGTATCAACATCTTGACTTATGTTGCCGCCTTGATACCTAAATCTTACACTTTTAGATGCTGAACCAGAATAAGTCGCAGGGTCTCTTTTGACCTTATCTTGGTTATTATCAGACAACTCCCAGCCACTGGTATCAGTCGTAAAATTTGGATTATTGAGTAGGTTGTCCGAAGTCGTTGACTCGGCGTGGCTTACTAATGTTGATGTGAATGCCAGGAGCAGACACAAGATTACCTTGTTCATCTAGTTTTACCATCCCTCTTTCGATGTAAAGTTTTTTTGCCTCTTCTCCTATTTTACCATCAATTGGGCATGGAGAGTTAGAGTCCCACATAGCCTGCCAGACCCGTGGGTCTTGACATAAAATAGCTGTGGCAGAAACACGGAGGCCTAGTTGAGCCATGGCCCGTGATAATTTAATGCGTTCGCAAGTCTTATCAATGACATGTATACCCGCTGAAGCATTGAATAGACTTGTGCCCAATGCACCTGATCTTACTACCACACATACGTCGCTACCGCCACCGATGGATACGGATGGTGATATAGCAGACGCTGGAGGCTGGTCTTTGTAATAAATATTACTATCCGCTGCGAAACTGTTTGTAACATACAACAACAACCACGCTAAGAATAAAATCCAAGCTGCTGTTGTAAATCTCATACTATCCCCGTTGGAAAGAAAGCTCTCATTCTGGCAAGATTAGCACCCTCTACAGAACTGTCAGTGAGTGACGCTATCCCTTGGTTTTGGTTCGATACCATAGGGGCTTGATTTGTTGTCGCTTGATTTGTGCCCGTGGGAGCCATGTTATTCATTTGTGCCACATTAATAGGTTGTTGAGATAGTTTTGATTGTGGTTGTATTGTTTGATCTTCTAACTTTCGTCTACCTCTAAATAAACTATCTTCAAATTTTTTAACTTTATTATTGTATCTCCTTTCTTCAATCTCATCAGTAGAAAATTCGTCTGCTGTTGCTTTAGAGCCTTCTTTTAAAAGTAAATAGTTTCTTGGTAGTTTAAGAAAATCTAACATCAGTTGTTCTGCTTCAAAAGTTTTACCAGTTCTAAACAATCTTTCAATTTCAGATATCGCTTTATCAGCATTTGGTTCAAGCATTAATGTTCCAAGTCTTTTTTGATGATACTCGTCAAATCGTGCTAAAAAATTTGTAAAAAATATACCTGGTCTAGACAACGGACGTGCATAAAAAGTTCTTACTAGACCTTGTGTAATTAAATCTGGACCTATTTTTTCTAATTGTTCTCTTGAAGCTACTTGACCTAACTCTATAGCTAAAGCCTTATTAAATTTATCTAAAAATTTAATTTGTTTTTCATCAAAAACAGTTCTTAAAATTTCAAAATTTTTGTTACTCATTAAATCATTAAATTTATATGGATTAAATATATCAACACCGTTAATTGGGTTTTTAAGAGTGGTTTCTCTATAAATTTTTCTTAATATAGCAGCTTGTATATCACCAAAAGCTTCCTTATCAGCTTCACGAACAATTTTAGTAACATCTAATAATACTTGTTTATTTTCAAAATTGAACAATTCATCAACTATATTTTCTGGGTTTAAGTCAAGAATTCTACCACCTGATTTTTGTTTTAATTTGTCTATAAATTTATTATAGTCAGCTATTGAATCATCAAAAGTTTTTAAAGAATTTTTAACATTTGTAAGTTTTGCATGTTCTTCAGGAAACAAAACTTTAATTTGTTCTCCGTATTTATCCATGAAAGCTGTGTGTTTTTTTGGATCAATGGTTTTAAAATCTACAACACCAGTCTTAGTAGTTTTTTGAACATCACCAATAACTTCTCTTCTATAAAAGTCTTTTAAATCTTTTAAAAAAGCATTTTTAAAATCTCTGTTTCTAAATAAAAGTTTTACATCTTTTACTTTTTTAATATAACCAGCAGTGCCTTTTGGTTTAAACACTGTCGGAAAAACTTCTGCACCAGCTATTTTGTAATTACCTGCTGCATCTTTTTCCAAAACCTCTTTTAAAACATTGTAAAATTCTGATTTACCTTCACGGTAAAAATCTGATGCTCTTTTAAATTCATCAGCAACCAAAGCTCTTGCTTTATCTGTTTTACCCCATGCGGCTATGTCGTCATCTAGAGCTTTTATAAGTTTCTCACCAACTCCCTCAGGTAAATCATCAAACTTACCTTGCCTTTGCATACGCAATAAATCACTTCTAGTGTTGCGTAAAACTTTAAAAGATATTTCTTTAGGTAAAATATCTTTAACAAAAGAGGCTGCATTAACACTATTTTTAATAAGACTATCTCTGTCTCGTTTATCAAGTGATCTAATTGCTTTTTCATAATTATTTGTTGGTATTTTACCTACTTTGTTAATTTGTGAAATTTTGTCAATTTTTTGATACATTCTACGTACATTTGCATCAAAACTATCTAATATTAATTCTAAAGGACCTCTGATTTCAGTTTCCGCAATAATGTCTTTTAAGGGACCTTTACCATATATCTGTTCCATCTCTTCAGCATTTTTAAAAACTTTATCCAATTGTTTACGAGTTTGTGGGTTTTTCCATGCTTCTACAATATCTATGATGTTTTTACCGACTGTCGTATCAGCAAAATCACCACCTTCTTTGATGACTCTAAGAGCGTCTTCAATATTTTTTTTAGACGCTGCCATCATTTCTAATTGGAACATATCTCTTAAAGCTGTCATGTTTTGAAAAAGTCGGTCTTCAAACTTATCACCAAATTTAGTTGAGTTCGCTAATTGTTCTTGTCTCCACTTAAAATCTGATCTTCTTGCTGAATTGGCTACTGTAAATATTAAATCTGGATTTTCAGGTAATTCTAAATTTTCATATTTTTTTCTTTGTTCTTTAACCATTTTGTTTAAATACTTTGCAACTTCGTCAGAGTCTTTAATATTTTTTGTTAAGTATTTAAACTCTTCTTTACCTACTTTGTTACCCCTTAATAAAGAACCAACCCCTCTACCTAATCTAAACAATGCATCAAATATAGCAGTAAATTCAGCCGCATCTTGGTCAAAGGCAAATTCTGTGCTACCGTCTCCAACAAATGGAATAGAGTCAATTGCAGGTTTTAGTATTCTTTCATTAAATATGGGAAAAAATATATCGCCAAATTCTTCTCTAGTTAAATCAGGATTTAAATACATTTCTCTTATTGCGTCTTTAGTCAACATACCTAAATCGTATCCAACACCCGATCCAGTACTATACGCAGCTGTTTTTGCTACTCCAGAAACTGCATCAACAGTAGTCCTTGCAAAAAAACTATCTAATTTTTGCACTGCCTTTTGAAAAACGTTTCTTATAATTGAAGAAGTAGGTCCGCCTATAGCTACCATGCCTATAAAATCAAAAGCCATGGCTATACTTGGTCCATAAAGTTTTGATATTCCGTCTCTGCTTGGATTATCCACATATCTTTGCTTTTTTGTTATAGGATCTGTGAAAACATCAAGATTTAAGTTATCGTCGTAAGTATACCCTAATTCTTCTGGTGTTATTTTTCTGCCTAATATGTCACCATAGTGTTTCATTAAAACACTTTGACTCATTGCTCTTTTATCCTCTTTTGTATTACCAAACCCTATAGCCTTTTCAATCTCAGCATCTAAGATATCATTTCTTGCAAAGTCAATACCAAAAACTTTTGCAATGTCATCATAATTGTATCTTTTTTCACCCGTATACCTATTTAAACTTTTATTAAACCTTTCTAAATCAAAGCCCATAGAACGGCGAACTAAAGTTTCATTTCTTTCAAGTGGATGAACAGCATTAGCGTAATCTAATAAATTTAAAGGTAAGGTTGATAAATCCTCTTTAAAAGTACTTCCTGAATATTTATATAATTCATTATTAGCTTTAGTTATTTCTTTACGCAAATCTTGATACATAATATTAGAAAGTTCAAGATTGTCTGTGGGCAATGGAGCTGTACCCGTATACGACTCACGGTATTTCTTTAAATCTGTGTATTTATTTATAGGTAAAAAAGTATCAAAAAAATCAAAAATATTTAATCTGCCACCTGCATTATTATCATAAGCATTTATTTGTTTTTCTTGAAAAACTAACATAGCTAATTCTTCAGGAGAATCATAAGATTTTACAATATCAGGATACTCTTCAAGCATTTGATCATAGCTTTCAATATCTTCAATTTTAATTTCTTCTTCAGCCATTATTTACCCTCCTCCTTTTTTTTAATAGTTCTGCCCTCTTTCTTAATTGGCTCTGCATCTGGTCCATAAACTTTAGGGTATCTATTCATTAAATAAATATTAACAAAAGGAGAAACTTCAGGAACTACATCCAATACTTTGTCAAACGCTGCTTTTTCTTTCTTAGCATTTCCTCTAGTGCCCACAAAAAACTTTTTAAATCTTGGGTCAGTTTTTATTTGTGAAGTGATTGCAGAGGATCTTGTATATTGTATCGCTTTTAATTGAATTTTTGCCATCTTTCTATCCGATGTGTTTCCAATACTAGCCATGGCAAGTTCAATGTCACTAACACTAAATCTTCCGCCTTCCTCTCTTGATTTCGCTATACCATAAGCAAGTTCAATAATTAAGGTTTTGTTTTCTGCGGACAATCCAGCAAATCTTTCTAATGTACTTCTATCTATTCGATCTTGACCAAATCTTCGTTTACCGCTTTCAGTTTCTGCTAATTTATCTAAATAGTCTTGAATATCATCTGCTTGGTTTGTAGATTTCATAAATTCAATAGCTTTATCTTTTTCAACATTAACTGATTCAGTAGGACTTGCACCAAATACTTCAAAGGTAGCTTTAGCACCACCAATGAAACTATTAATATCGTAGATAACATTTCCGACAAAACCTGCAATAGCTTTATCACCTTCCAATGCAACATCTCCTTGACCCTCAAGGTTTTGTATAATTTTGTCAGATATATCCAATACTTGTGTATTTTTATTTACAAGTTCACCCAATTTTGTCTCAGCTTTATCAATTCTCTCAATATCTTTTTCAATCTTTTTTTGTTGATAAAATTGTTCAATCTCCGCTTCTCTGTCTCTTTCACCTTTTGGTCTAAAAATAAGTGAAAAACTATCTCCCAATCTATCTTTTAATTGATTTATTTGAAGGGGATCAAGCGTAATTAATCTGCCTTTATCACCAAAAGCAGTGCCATCAATACCAATAGTATAAGTTTGTTCCTCCCCTATGATATAACGAGGGTTTGCTGACTTGCGATCAGCATCGTACTCTGCAAAGGATATCTGTTTTTGTTCTCTATCAATAGTATCAAATACTTTAGTTTTATTAACTGTACCAGTTTTTGTTCTTGCAGCACGACTTTCTAAATCTAATTTTTTAATGATTGGAAAGTCTTCAGTGATGGCTTTGCCCACACCACGACCTACACCTGCAAACATGCCCTCTCCAGGTCTTTGCTCTGCTTGTAATAAACGTCCAGCAACAGCTAATAACATGTCCCGTTTTCTGGTATCATTATATTGAATATTTGCAGAAGCATCTGTATCAAGTGAACCAACACCAAAATCTTTTAAAACATTAATGAGGTCAAAATTTTGCATGTTATTTTGTGTGTTTTTTTCACCTTCCATCAAACCACTTTCATTAAACTTAGGCAACATATCACCACCATATTTCTCAAGTGCTTTCTTTCTAAACATTTTACGTTGTAGTACTTTATCTACCATAAGTCACCTACGATGCTGGTAATCCTTTAAATGCTGCATACGCACCAAGACCTGTCCCAACTGTTTGTGCAAGTGGGTTTGCCCTTGGTGAAGCGGCTTGTGTTATCTGACTCGCTGCGGTCGGCAACGCTGTCATGATACCTTTTTGGAACTCAACTCTTTGAAACGGCTCATAGGCTCTGGCTAGTTCTGTTTGTCTTTGTGCTTCCAGTTCTGCTTGACCAATGCCTCTTTGTGCCTGACCAAGTTGAGCAGCTTGTGCTATATCTGCTTGTGCCATCTGTTGTTGTTGACCAGCAGCAGCAGCTAATTGAGCAGCGGCTTGTTGTTGACCTTGTAATTGTAAAGCTTGTTGTTGTTGAGCGGCACCCAAAGCTGTACCAAATCCAGCGGCTTGAGCTTGACCAATGGTTCCAAGTTCACGACCTTGTTGTTCTGCTAATTGCACACCTTCTCTGCCTCCGCCAAAAGCACCTGCTTGAATAGCATTGGCCGCAATACCTTGTCTTTGTAGCTCACCTTGTCTTTGTATTTCACCAATAACATTATCCATGTATGGGTTCATAAAAGCATTAATGTCTGGAGGTTGCATGGCGGTCTGTTGTGCATTTAAAGCACTAGTTATACCTTGTTGTAATAGAGGTTGACCAACACCAGGCTGTGCTGCAGCAGTAAAAGCTTGTGTTTCTAATGGAGCTGGACCTGCTACTTGAAATGCTGGTATGTTTACTGGTGTTTTTGCCAGTTCAGCACCAACATCAAACAAAGCAAGTTTACGAGCTTCAATCTCTGGTGCCTCACGAGTAATTGTAGTTTGCCTTTCCGGTCCACTACTACCACCGCCACCGCCACCAAAGTATTGTGTTAGCCCAGTTTCATCATTGACTGTGCCACAACCACCGTGTGCGATAAGAAGTTTTCTTTCATACTCGTTAATATGTGCTAAATGCACGTCACCATTCGTTCCGTGAGCCGTGATTTCTTCATAAAGTTGCTCGAACAACTTAATCTTTTCTTGCATGTTTAAATTTGTAATATCAATACTCATAACTCTTTCTCTATTTGTACATGTGTTTTAACATACCCTTTTGGTTTCATGACCTTTTCCCAACCTGGTCTTGCAAATAACTCCATTTTTATACAACCCTCTTTTCTAGCCCATGCTTCTAAATCATCCACATGATGTACCCATAAATCCATTTGTCTGCCTGTAACGATTCTTGCATCACAGACTTTGTAATTTGGGTAGCGTCTAATTTCAGTCACAACTGTCGCAAGTACCGTATCGGAGTCTGAAACAACTAACCAGAGTTGCATGGCTCCTTGTTTACAAAGGTCTCTAATATCATTAGCATTAAAAGCACCATTTGTATCACATGCCAGTTGGACTAAATCTTTTGCTAGTGGCCAGATATTTTCTACTTCAAACTTGTTAAATTTAATAAACTTAGTTTGCATTTACTAGATCATATATTCGTTTCATTTGATCTTGTTGATTGTAGAAAAATGCAGCTCCCTTTCTACGCATTTCTTTAAAGTCCTCAGGATTTGCACCTGCCATGATGCCTGCTCCAAGAACAGCATCTGCACGAGACACAAACTCACCATCAGCGAGTTGTGCTAACATGGTATCTTCATCTTTATCACCATTGCCAGAGCCATCTTCTACATAACCTTGAGCTCTAACATAATTGTTAATATCTTTTTCATCATGATCCGTTTTACTAGGTAAATATGAAACGCCCCCAATATTGTATTTTGGCAAAGCATTGATAATGCCACCCTCTTTAGCAAAGACAATTTCTGAGTAGGGCACTTTATACTGAGATTCTGCAGCAGCGTATTCTCTAGGTGTGGTTATACCCTCAAGTTGTTGAGATGCCTTAGCGTATTCCTCTGCTCTTTTTTCTTTATCCATATCGGATATTCCAGTAAACTGTGGGTTATATTTAGGTATTTTAGCCACACCATACAAACCACCAACAAAACCTGGAGCTAAGACTTGTCCTTTTAAACCAGAGCCATATTTTAATACGTCTTGTGCAAGTTCTGGGTTTTCCATAAACTGATTTGTTAAAAAACCACTTATGCCTTCAGTAGGAACAGAGCTTGTTAAAGTTTTTAACGCCTCGGCACTACCATAAACTCCTGCAGCACCGGGGCCACCTGCAATATTTGCAACTTCACTAGCAGTTCCGAGTTTAGACAATAAGTCTGCTTGTGTAGCTGCTGTACCAGCTGCCGAAGCTGCTGTAGTCAATTGTTTTATACCAAATGAAGTAGCTCCCCCTAAAAACCCAGATATCAAAGCATTTCGTGTTGAGGCACCGGAGGCTTTCGCCAAGGCGAAACTAGCAAGTCCAGCTATAATTTGAGGTAACATCCACTGCTCCTAATATATATATTACATTAAGTTTACCTTTATTCTTCAGTGCTATCAATACTCGTAGGCTTCATTTCGTCCCATAAACGCCCTGTGTATTGAAACTCGCCAACATGCGTAATGTAATCCATAATGTAACAATAACACTTACCTCCTATCTTTCTCCATAATCGGCAAAAAGCAAAATCTTCTCCAAGAAACCTTTTGTTGTCTTTGTCATAATAAGTGTCAAAAAAGTTATACAGATAAGGTTTTTTCTGTAGTTTGCCGTCAATTATGCTCTCTTGATTTATGTCCATGTCTGGGTAGTGTTCTATTAATTTTTCAAATACTTGCCTTTTAATTAACATACAACCTGTTGGGGCATGAGTAACTTCGATCACGCCGTTGTCTTGCACTTCAATAGATTCATTGTCCTCAAGTCTTAAAGGGTACGTATTACAATGCACATGAGCTTGTTTTGGTGTGGTAACTTCACCAGCTAAAATTTTGGCTATTAATCTCTCAAACTTAATGTGTTTTAATGGGTAGGGTACGGAAATGACATCCTTGTCAGCCTCAAGCATCCTCCATATGCTATCTGAGGAAAAGGCGATGTCCGAATCAACAAACAACATATGAGTCATGTTACTCTGTAAAAAACCTGAAGTACATAAGTTTCTACCTTGTGTGACTAATGAAGATTTCATCATATCAATAGTTACATTTATTTTTTTATCTAAACAAGCCTTTTGAAATTCAAGCATACTTTGTGCGTAGTGTATGGATACTTCAGAATGTACTGGTGTTGCTACATAAATACTAATCTCTTCCTCAGCCCACAAAGGTTTACTTGCGTCTGTCATCTAAAACTCCTTGCAGAAAAGTTTGCCATTGCATTGCTTTTTTGTCCCAATGATAAAATCGATTAATATAATCTTGCTGTAAAAGTAAATGTTCGTGTATGTAATCTTCATGTAAATGTTGCATACCTGTCTTAATAGCAAATGCAAAATTCTTTGCCAGTTTTGTGTAATCTTTTGTGTAATTAATATATATCGGAAACTCAGCACATGTTTCATACAATGCACCATAGTTAGTTACCACGCAGTATAACCCTGAGGCCATTGCTTCAAGAGCTGATATACAAGAGGTTTCTTCCCATATACTAGGATAAGCAAACATGTGGTAGTCCGGCATTTTATCTAAAATAACAGAATGAGGCTGATACCCAATATAATTAACATTAGGTAGTTTTTTTGCCTGTTCAAACAACGCAACCCAGTCTTCATTATTATTTTTAAAAAACTCTTTTCCATAAATTTCGCAACTACTGTAAACGTCTAGCTCAATATTTTCATCATTTAGATACTGCATGGCAAGTAATAAAACATTTAAGCCACGCCAAGGTGTAGGTTGAAATATTAAACGTAAGGTTTCGCCTTGTTTGTATTGTTTTATTTTTGGAACATGAGTGATCCCGTTTTTTATTACATGACAACGCTCTGTAGGTAGGTCATACATCATTCTATATTTTTCAAAATTCCAATGCGAGTTAAAAACATACCAATCGTAAAGAGTATGGTTTTCTTTATTTTCAAAAAAAGGTCGGATATTTGGTTGGTCGTAACTGTTTTTCTGCCATAAGATATTAATTTTATTGTTATCTAAGGGAATTTTACCAGGCACTGACGTGCATATTTGAAAGTGTTCTAACAAGTTTGCGTCAACTCGTTGTTTTAAAAATGCTAATTGTAATTCTGTTCCGCCTAGTGGCTCACTCATTCGTCTCCCCAAATAAGTCAAGCTTAGGAACTATGATAGTGACATCCCGCTGTATGTCATCTTCTTTGGTAGAAGTGCTTGGATCGTTAATATCCTCTTGAGCTTGTTCCTCAGATTCGTACTCAAGACCAGACTTTTTATTTGTAATCTTTACTGTAGATTCGCAGTCTATTGTAATAGTCATGGCGACATTTTAACCATTTTCTTGCGATCTGTCTAATTGAGCATATGAAATAACACCTGATAGTTTAGCGGCTGTTTCTGCGGTCATTTTAAGTATATCACCTTCTTCTAAGACCAGTGTGTTGGTGATTATGTCCGTGGTGCTGGTTGCGGCAATGTCTTGATTACCAATGACGTGTGTAGCTGATGCAGAAGTATCTGTTAATTTAGTGGTCAAAGTGACTGCACTGCTGTGTATGTTGACTGCTTGTATTTGTTTTATAAGTAAACGTGCGTCTGTTGGTGCAGTTAAAACAGATGTTTCATCAGTGTTGGCTAAAGTAAAACCTTGATTTTTGTATTGTATGGTCATGATATAAACCAGTTAAAAGCGTCTTGTTCATTTTTTAGATCAGTTTGAAAAGAAAAATTAAGTTGATTTTTTAAGGTATCTAATGCTTCAAGTATTTGTCTTTGATTACTAACATCGTATTCTTGTTTTGGTTCTGGAATTGTAACAATAACTCTAGCCACGTTTTGTACCCTTTTGTTTACGAATAGCCTCTTTACCTTTTTTGGCAATAGCCACTACTTGCGTTTTACCCATAACTTTAGCTCGTTGCTCCATGACTGTCAAAATTTGTATCTTACGAGCATAAGGCTTTTTAATTTTTTTTACTTTAGCAACAGTAGCTCGTGCATCAGCAGGTGTTGCAAACTTTATCTTAACAGTATCCTTTGGGTTCTCGTCTGTGTATAGTCTACGATCACTATCTTTCGGTTTTTTACCTGTGCCTTTTTTTGGATCTGCCATTATCTTCTTCCGTCTGGTTGTACGTCTGCTCTAAAAGAACCAAATCTCCAATTCTCATCGGTTGTGGTGTTTTCTATTCTCAGTGCCACTAATCGACCTCGTGTACGAGTATCAATCTTAGTAGTTGCTGATGTAACCGTAAACGGGCCAAGTAATGAACTGGCTTTAGTTTCACTAGGAAAACTTTTAATTTTTAAGGTGACTGTTGCATTACCACTGATAACTTTAAAATCTGGTATGAATCTTTTAATCTTCATAAGAAACTCACCTTGTCCACCATCGACAAAAGCAAAATCGCCAGACTCAATAAATGCATCTATACTGGCAAAAGCGTTACCGTTTTCATCTGCTTGGTTTACTCCTACTTCATGCTCATAAACTTGAGATGCACCGTTGGTGTTACTTACACCTTGTATGGTTGGAAAAGTTGGTGTGCCAGTAGCAGTAAATTCAGATGCTAATGGTTTTTCAAAAAGGGTTTTATCAAGATAAGCTGACCTTGCCAAACTACTGGTAGTCCAAACATTTTCTCTATAATTGTATGTAACACAGCGATCTATTTGCGTTGATTCCGCTTTTGCATAAAACCAATTTATTTCAGTGAACAATGAATTGTAATTACAATATATTATTTCACCAGCATCAAAGTTTAATCCTAAATCATCAGGGTTTACATTTGAAAATACAAAGTCCTCTACACTGCATGGTATGCGTTTAACAGTACCATCATAGGCATAAAAACCTCCACCTTGTCCCATCCAATACACAATACCATCAACATGCACTATGGCGTGTTGACCTATAAGACCACAGTTTGATCCCACTTGTTGAATACTAAATGTAAAAGGTGGCCCCACAAACTGCATGATGTAAGCAGATACATCGGTTAAAATTAAAATATAATCTTTACCTCGCACTGCCCCTTCTATTTTTGTGCCAGAGTCAAGACGAAAAGTACCAGCTGTGTTAGTAGATACTGGGGTATAATCAGTTCTATCTTCTTGATCACTAAATCGTATAAACATTCGATCTTGTGTGGATTTTGTGCCAATGGTTGTTTCTGTGCCAAAATGTATTAAGTGTCGATCACGACCAGAAACTAATGTCATTACACTAGCGGTTGGGTTGTTGCTTATGGCTGTCGCTCTTGTGGTCAGACCACTACTTGGACTCCACTCAAAAGATTTACCATTTTTTATGGTTGCAATTAATATTGTTCCAAAATTATCTAAAGCCCAATTGGCAGGTTCTAATGTAACATCGGTTGCAGAGGCTCTCTCATTCCATGCAACAAAGTTTGTAGCATCGGTAACTACAGCAGCATCGCTATGTGCTGCACGAGTTGAACCTAAAGCACCTCTAGTAATACCTGTTAAATCATTACTAGAAATACCTGTGTAAGTAATTAGTTCTGAGCCGACTAAAATGTGTCCAGACGAACTAAAACCAGAAGTAGATGTTAGTGTCACACTTGTGCCAGAACCGCCCGTACCTGCCGTATTATCACCTAATGCACCATCTAAATCGTTTGTCACAACAGATTGTGTTTCCCCACCCCATTGAGCTACACCCCAACCAAAAGCAGGTGTGGCAACTACTGGACCAACTTTTACGTAGGGATTTACTGTTGCTGCTCCACCAGCGGTCAATCCAGAACCTGATTCAACCTTACCCATAGTCACTGTGAAAGTATCTTGTGTGCTTGTCGCAACTTCAAACGTGTTCGTGGTAAAATCAGCTGCCACAAAACCAGTGCCACTGCCTGGAATAGTCATGCCACTAAAAGTAAACAAGTCACCAGCCAATAATTGATGAGCAACTTTATTTACAGTCAACGTGGCTGAGTTATTGGTCGTGGTTAAAGTGCATGATGTTAAAGCTGTGTCTAATGGTGTGATATCATGAAAGACACCTCCATAATATATTGCTAACAATCTATGGGAAGCAACAGCAAGATAACGGTTGCCATCTAAATCTGACCAATTGTGTATGTCACGAGTCACACCAACGATGGTATCACCAGAAGTTTTTTTCCATCCACCAATTTTTTCTGGTTCGCCATAACGAAATCTTACAAAGTCACCATCAACCCAAGTGCTTTCCGCAATAGACTCTGAGATTTGTTTATTGAAACCTGGCTGAAAAGGAACTTTAATAAGTGGCATAAAGTCTCCTATGTTTTAATCATAAATTTTAAACATAAAAAAGGCTGTAACGTAGACTGAGAACTACCGCTAAAAGTGTGCGTATGTGTTTGTCCATCCGAAGTTCCAGTAGCTTGTGCACCAGAAGCTGCAGTTCCACCTGTAGAAAAAGTACCATAAGCTTGAGTACTATCATCTGGAGTACCGCCTCCATATATTCCTACAGAATTACCACTACCTTGAGGAGATGTAACGCTGTTTGGTCCAAGCATTAAATGAAAATGTTTAGGCATTTGTGCTGCTGTAAGAGTTGTTCCCGCATTTGTACCCTCTGGACTGACCGTAGCTGAACCACCTGTAGCAGCTAACGAAACCGATGATGATTTACCATAAAGAACTCGGTCTTTTAAATCTGGTAATGTAAATGTGCTAGAACCATCTCCAGCCCCATATGTCGTTCCAATAAGTGCAAACAAAGCTGAGTAAGTAGACCTAGATACTGCACTACCATCACATTCTAAATATCCTGTTGGTGCGGAGGATATAGTCCAAGGTACAATAGTGCCAGTTGCCACTGTTTGATTACCGAGCGAACCAGCTAAATTATTACTAGTAAAATTATATTTTGTTGCTTCGTAAGTTGCCATTATTTATCCTTAAATGTCCATCCAACTGTTGCATCCCCAGAAAAAACTAAGGTAAAACCAGCACCCTCAGTTGCCACTGTAAGATCTGCAGCTGCGTTTACAATATTAGAGCTGTTACGCCCCACCGTTAAATTATTGGTATCAAATGTATATCGTGCATCTAGAAAAGTTACTTCATCACCAGCTGCCGGTGAAGCTGGCAATGTGATTGTTACCGCACTAGACGATGTATTTACTAAAAGCTGTGCACCAGGTTGAACTGTTTCTGCTGCGGACACTGTTCTCCAAAATTTAGTCTCTTGGTCTTTTACAAGATCCGTGCCATTAGAATGACAGATGTAATGATTGCCCTCACATAATAAAAATCCAGTTTGACTGGTTACTTTAAAAGTTAAAGTAAATCCAGCGTGATCTGTGCCATCTATTACGTTAAAAAGTTTTTCTATACTAGCAGGCATGTTTACAGTTCTATTTGCCGCTAAAGTGCCAGTGAATTTTAAAGACATGTTTCTTGCATTTGATATTGCCGCATTTGACATGACTAAAGTTACATCTGAAGATGCAACATCTATTTCTTGATAACCAGCAATGGCCTGTTCAACTAATTCTAAATTCGCATTGGTTTTATCACCCCACGTTCCAGAGTTTTCTCCCGTTGCCATTTTTTCTAGTTTTATATCGTCTGAAAATGTTGAAGCCATAATTTTGTCCTGTTTGTTTAATTATATAAGCAGTTACGCTACCTTTTCAACCTCATCAACTTTTTCCCATGTCTGACTGGTGCCAGTGCTGACATCAGTCCATGTTTGCGAAGTTCCCGTGCTTACGGCTGAATATGTCTGTGCCGTGCCTGTATCAACAGTTCCCCAAGCGATACCGTTTGCGATACCGACAGATATTGTTACAGTTGATCCAGTTACGCTTACATTAGCATCAGCTTTAATGACAGTAAAACTAGATACTGCTGATGTAAGTGCACTGCCAGTTACGCTTACATTAGCATCTCCAGCTTGTGAAGAGCTTCCAGCGTTCATCGCTAGAGCAATACCTGAAACTTCTACTATGGTATTAGGTACACCTTGTGCTCCAAAACAATCTTCAGCAAATGTGGTTGCACCAAAATACATTAATTACCTCGCATCTTTTATTGCTTGTAGTTTAGTTTTCTCGCTACTGATATTTTCTGCGTCTATCTCTCTATCTAATCTATCTTTGTAACTACCTGCTGCAACTTTAGCATCATAGTCAGCTTCATGTCTTGCTACTTTTTGCTGTAACATGGTGGTTGCAATCTCTGTTCCAAACTTAGTTTCAACATGTTGCACCCAGCCCTCTGCATCTATAACTATGTGTCTTAATACTAATTGTTGTCTACTTGATAATGATATTGCCATAATATTATCCTACTAAATGTCCTTGAAAAAATGTACCACTTGCTTGTATATCTACAGTTAAAGAACTGTCAAAAATATTTAAAAGAACAGTTGCAGTATCACCTGCATCCATATCTGCAAGAACTGTTATAGAAAATGAACCCACACCTGCCCCTGATATATTTTCTGCTGGGTCAAACTCATACATATAACCTCTATTACTGGTTGCAATGTGCATACGCCCTGTCGTATTGCTTGTTGTATGGTCATGTATTGAAACAGAAGCAGTTAAAAAATATGAGCCAGTTACAGGTGCTGTAAATGTGTTAGAAGCAAAGTCTGCATTTTTATCAAAAATTTCTGTACCAAATGCAACTGTTACCTCTGTGCCATTACCTGTACAGTTGTCTTGAGCAGATGAAGGCAAAACACTAAATGCTGGTTGTGTTGCATTCACCATAATGCCGTTTGAATCTTTTGTAACCACCGTTCCTGTTTCTGCTGGAACAGTTAAAGTATTAGTACCTGCAGCTGCTGGTACATCAACGGTTACTTGTCCTGAACTACTTCCTTTGATTACTAATGGCATTAGTCTGCCTCCGCTATGGTGTTGCCGTCTGCTACCCATGATTGAATTGCTTGGTAGTCTGTATTATCTGTAGCTATTGGAACATTGGAAGTAATACCATTTTTAACCATAACATAACCAACAACTTCTTCCTTATATTCCATTTTTTTTACTGAAACAATATTATCTTTATCCATTTATAACTCCGCTTCTGCTGTCCAATGCCCATATACTTCAGGGTCGCCTGTGTTTACATACATATTAAAATGGCAAGTTGAGTTTAATAAAGTTATGCCATTTGCTGCAGGTGATTGTAAAGTTCCTGATGTGCCTGAATCATTATAAAATGTAACAGTCGGTGCTGCTCTCATAGAAGGACTTAAAGCAACAGCTTTACCTTTGTTTCTTGTACCTGAATCAGCACCTAAAACAAAATAGTATCTACCTGTATTTGCCGCATTACCTACTGGAGTACCTTGCGGATAAGATTTTTGAAAATACCTTTCACAACTTGCTAAGTTATCACCATACGATTCATGTTGAAAGGGAGCTATGCTGTTTGCATCAAAGTCGCCTACTTCCATTTGTAATCCTGTAATATAAATATTATTGCTTGTGCTACTTGCACCATTGACTTGACCTACTGCTCTGTTTGCATTGGTTGAACTTGTCCATGTTGTGCTTAATGTACCACCTGAAAAATCACTACCAGCACCAAGCCATAAATTTAAAATAAAACTGTTAGCATTATCATCATCTAATGCTCCTGTGGTATCTCCAGCAAAACTTAATACTTTCTTTTCCCAAGTATTAGAATCAGTTACTGTGTAGGCTTGAGATATTTGTCTTGAGTTATCAACATCAAATAATTCAGCAATATATGTTCCTGTTACTGTTGTTTTAATCCAAAAAGATATAGTTACTTTTTCAGCACTTGATGTTCCTTTTTTAAGTAACTGTAAGTCTTGTCCTTCAAAAAAATAAGATGCTGTATGAAAAGCACCAGATGCAACAGAAGTATCTGCTGTAGTGCAATCTAATTCCCAAGAATTAGCAAAGCCTTGTCCTGTTGGAACATCTGTATCTTGTGTATGTGTCCAAGTACCATTATCACCCAGCAAAGTTTTCATTCTATCAATAGCATTATAACTATTACCTGTAATTCCTGTAACTGATGTTCCTCTTTGAGCTACTGCCATATCACCATTAATTATTAACGGTTTAGCAGTTCTTCTATCTAAGACTACTGTGTTATCCGATACTGTGCCATGTAATGTTAGTGCCATAATCTACCCTTTTGGATATTTGTCTTTGATTGCTTTGATATCTGCTTTCCAAGCATCAATACCATCATTATAAATTTTATCTAGCTGTTCTTCCATAGCTGGATATTCAGCTTTACGTTTCCTTGCGTACTCAAGATTATTATAAGCAGTCTCTAATTCTGTTACTTTTGCTAAAATATCATCTTTAGCTATGGGAGTAGTTGTCCACTCAATGTCATCAATATCTTCGTTTTTTACAGTGCATACTGCATTAGCATCTATGGCTAGTATGGCTGACAATATACACTTTCCTGGTTCTACGTTAACTGTCATTATTCTATCTCCGTTAAACAAACATGTGTTCGTGTTCTTGAGGTATAATTAAAATCAGCATCATTTTCAGTTCTATTAACAAATATAGTTGTAGCACCATCACCAGAACCAAAATAAAATTTATAATCTACTTGTGAAGTTGTGCTAGGACTATCTACTACTGTTCCACCTAAAGCCACTGTTGACCTATTTCCATCACCATTCCTATCATAATTACCTGCCAGAGATGCAAGACGATTACTTGAAGCTACACCAGATAAACCTGTTACATGAGAATATCCACCACCGTTTATTTGTCTATATAATCTCATTCGTAATCCAGCAGTACCATTTGCATGTCTTATTTGAGGTATGAAAAAATCTATTTTTATTTTATGGTCAGTAGATGACGGAGTAATACTATAAGCAATACTTCCAGCATGGTCTGATGTTGAATTAGTTATACTAATAGAATATAAAGTATTGTCTGAAGCATTTACTATTTGTTTTACTTTACCTAAAAATCCATTTGCTGTACCACTATTAGTAATCGTTGCACCTGAATCAATAGTTAAAGTGGTGCCAGATTTAATATTTAAAGCGTTTGCAGAAAAAGATATATCAGTATTACCCCCTGATTGTATATCTATAGACCCACTTGTATCTGATTCTAATTGCAGTCCACTACTTGTATCTGCATTAATTTTACATGTCATAATATCACCCATCTTTGTCCACTAGGGACGGTTACTGTTACTCCACTTGCTATGGTTATTGGTCCTACGCTCATGGCATTTTTACCAGCTGTAATTGAATAGTTGGCCGCAATATCATCAGCGTTTTCATAAATTGCACCACCGCTAAAAGCAGTTGGATTCATCTCCATCACATCCGAACCGCCGATTCTAAAGTCTATTTGATCGTCAGTATCCGCAGTGATTGAAGTGTCGGCATCAGCATCCAGTATAAGCTCTTTACCGTTTAAATCCATACCATTATTTGGTAATAACTTACCCGCATCCGACCCATCAATGGTTAAAAATGTGGTGTCTGAACTTCCATCGGTGCCTTTAAAAATTATATCAGTATCATTACCTTGAGCGTCAATCGTAATGTTACCAGCCGATGTTGCCAAAGTTGAAGCCGCATCACCAACGCCAATATCATCTAATGCTGGAGCAGGTGTCGCTGCAAAGGACAATGTACCGCTACCATCGGTTTTTAAAACATGATTAGCTGAACCATCTGCTGTTGGCATATTAAAAGCAGTACCACCAGAGGTCATAATTATTTTACTGCCATCTGACGCTATGCTTTCATTGGCATCATGTAATTGTAAAGTAGGTGTGCCACCACTATCTTCCAACAAAAGACCAGTGTCGTGCACATGAGTTAAGCTAATTTCATCATTTGCACCAAAAGATATGATCGCACCATCGTGTTGTAATTCTAGATCTTGAGTTAAGGTCACATCACCATCCGATCCTATTGCTATAGCATCTGTATCTGAGGCAGAACCTATTTGTCCGCCATCTGCTATAGTAATACCACCTGAATGCACGTCTCTTTGACTAAAAGTCACTACTCCGTCTGAAGCTATTGCTATTGAGTCTGTGTCACTGGTGTGGCCTATATTTGTGCCATTAATGATTATGTTATCCACAGTTAAAGTCGTTAATGTGCCAAGTGATGTTATGTTAGTTTGTGCCGCTGTCGTTAAAGTCACATCTGCAATGTAAGTTTTAATTCTAGACACTTCGCATTTTTTCTCTGTGCCACCAGCACCATCGTCTACAATAATTAAATCAGCATCTGCTAACGCAGCACCAATATCTGATGCACCATCTATATCTAATGCTCCTATGTCTACTTTATTGGCTGTTGAGATAGTGGCTAATTTAGTATCTGCGATTGCAGCATCTGAAGCTACACTTGCATTAACAACAGCATTTGCTGCTAATTGATCAGCACCAACAGCGTCATCTGCGATTTTCGCTTGAGTTACATTGTCATCAACAATTGAGGCTGTTACCACAGCATTGGCAGCTAATTGATCAGCCCCCACAGCATCATCGGCTATCATAGACTGTTCTACTGCATCACTTTGTATGGTCATCGCTCCGCTAGAAGCTAAACCAATATCTCCGCTTACTGCTACCTCTTCGTAACTTGTACCATCACCTACCAATATTTTACCTGATGTTACATCTGGCATAATGAGTTTTGCTGGTAAAGTTAAATTATTACTTGCATCTAAAACCATGGCTTTACTAGCAGGCATGGTACAAAAAACAAACTTAGCTCCAGCAGAAAAATTGACTGCATTATCACTGTTAGAACTTGATATAATTGTGGTACGAGCTAAAGTTGAGCTATCTGCTGATAATGTCCCCAATCCCACTTCAAATTCAGTATTAAGCTGAATACAATAGTAAGTGGTATTGTTATTACCTATACCTGCTGCAAATGTTTCAAAACCTTGAACTGCACCAGCTAATGTAACTGTGCCTGTGCCAGTGGTCGTGGTAGTTTCTTTTACACGGTCATTGAGAACTAACGCCATGTGTCACCTCTATGCTATTCGTATGACAGCTGCTGAAGAAGTAAAGGCAGGAAACTGTATCGTAAAAGTTCCAGATGTAGCTGTTTTATCAGCTCCAAAATTTAAAACACACACTGCTGGATCTCCAGAAGCGGTGTCATTATATATTAAAGCACCCCTTGCTGTTAATGTCACACCGGTAAATGAAAGATCTGCAAAATCAACCAATGCTGTGTCAGATGATAATGATGTACCTGCATTTGTTAAAGCACTTCCTCCAGAGGCGTATTGACCTGTGGCCGATACTTGATTATCTGTTGTAAATGATGTGGTTGATTTACCTAAAGTAGCACTGCTAGTATACAGTGCTAATTTAAATGAATTACCGCCACTTGATTTGAAATTGTGTGTGCCTTCAAGCAACTCTTTTTTAAATGAATTACATATTGCATTAGTTGTTATCGCCATTATCCTACTCCTTTTACATTTGGTGAAACTGATGGAACAGGTATTCTAGGCACTCCATCTTCATATTGTCCACGTTTTCTACTTCCCATTTGCTGTGTCGCAAACTGTTGTATTTCTTCATTATACTTCTGTTTGTATAATGTGTACATATCGGTTGGCCCCTTTAGATACGAAAAACACTCAGTAAGAACACCGTGCAATAATAGGGATTCTTGATTGGTTGATAAGAATGTAGTCGTTGAACTATTAAAGTGGGGAGGGTCAATAATATAATTAAGCTGTATTGTAAAGGTGGTCGATGGAACAGGTGCTATAACTATGGTTGCGTCATCCCAATTAGCATAGTATTTAGGTGTGCCCGTAGCATCCCCAGGATTAAATTCAGCAATAAAACTGGTATCTCTTTTCTCTAAAAAAATCCTTGTACTACTACTAGTTATTTGCACAGACCTTAAATAAATTAAGTCATCTGGCATACTTACGAATCGTTGAGAGGCAACAGTCGTAGATGTTTTATAAGCCCGTAAATCATCGTAATCAACTTTACCAGCAATATCTAATTCAATGTTACGAATAAATTGATCTATTAAAGTATCTGATAAAACATTAGAATCTACCTCAGTGTAGTTTCTAACTTGCGTCAAAAAATTAGCGTGTGTAATACTCATGATATACTAATTGTTACTTCTCCTATACTTGATGTCATTTCAAAAGACTCTAATTGTGTTCCAATTATATTATCACTAGCCGAAGGCAACATGCTATTGTTATTAAACCCATTGTTGACGTAAATAATAAATTTATCTACATCTTCTTTTTCTTGCACTCTTGGGTTTTGTAACGCTATTGCATCAGATTTATGACTTCTTCTACGAATTTGAGGATGTTTTGGATCATACTCACTTTTATGAACTAAAGAGCCATTCCATTCTTTAACCATTTCAAGATAAGGAAATTCTAGACCTGATCTGTCAGATATTGCTTTTGCGTATTTTCCTCTTGCCTTTGCCATGTTTTCCTCTAATACAATTTAGTTGGTCTATTACGACCTAATTTAGTTTTAACTTGAACAAACTTACCTTTTTTAAACTTTGATGTTTCTTCCGCTTTTAATTTTTTTTGTATGTAACTCCCAGGTTCTTTTTTACCACGTTTATTTCTTTTGTCTAATGCGTTTATAGTTTTTTTAACTTCTTTATCTTTAGTTAATTTTTTTAAATCTGTTTCATTTTTGAGAAACTTATTAGTCATACTTGCTTTTTCTGTTTCAGAACCTTTATCAAAATTTTTTTTAATATATCTGTTTTGTTGACTTTTTTTATGTATCTCAAGTATTTTTTTAATACCACGTTTTCCAAAACGCACCCCAAATGAAGCTAAATTAAATACACTCATATTTAACTCCCTGATGGATAATAACTTTGCGGTGTTATATACACCGAAGTTCTTTGTCCATCCTCAGTTAGTGCTCTTTGTAACTCATCCTCGTAAATCATTTTATTTTGTTGAACTAACTGAGGGTTTATCTTCATCGCAAGGTAATAGGATAGTCCTGCTACCATGCAAGGGATAAACCGAAACGCAACGTCAGCTTGATTTGTGTAAGCCCCTGCGTCTTCAATTCTTTTAACACAATAAAATTTTAAATGTGTAAAGGTACTTGCATCAGGTGTTTGATATAAAGTTATTGTCGGTGTAGTTTGGCGATCCACATAATACTCTGATGGCTGACCTGTTGCACCTTTATTTGGTTTACTGGCGTAGTCACTTCTAGATATTTTTGTAAGTGATACATCATTAGTTGATGCAGTTGTGCCACTTGAAGTGCTTATATATGCCTCTAACACGTCGCTAGTTGATGATGGAGCGTCATATGTAGCTGTGCCTGATGTCAGTGCTTGAGTATTTAATGCAACTTTCCATAAATGTATGCCACGGTTTGACCACTCAGAAAACAAAATATTAAGACTTCTACGAGCTGACCTTAGATCATTACCGCTATTTGTTCTAATAGCACAACGCTCATACGCTTCTTGAATGATGTCGTCAATATCTAAATCAAATGCTGTTGTACCTGAAGTCGCCATTAAGTCTCCTAAAATACACCTTTAAACGTAGTTTTTTTAACTTGTGCACCTGTACCTCTAACTAGAACCCCTTTGTTTGCACCAATAACTTTTTTAAGTGTTTTAGCTTGTTTTGCATGTAAGCCTACAGCTTTATTTAAACCTTTAATAACTTTTTTTACTTTCTTTTTGTCACCTTTTTTCATAAAAATCTCCTAAAACATTTTAGTTTTTTTCTTCCTAGCCATACCACAACCTTTTGCTTGTACCATGGTGCCTTTATTAGCTTTCACCACACCACGACCAATTAAGATGTCTTTGAAAGTTACTTTGCCGTCTTTGTTTAGATCAGGGAACTTTTTCTTTTTCTTTTTATTTTTTACAACATTTTTAGACCCGTCTTTCAAACCTCTTGCTTTTAATTTTTTCAAATCTTCTTGAAGGCCACCTTTATTTTTTTGTGTAAAATCTGGTTTTTTCTTTTTGCTCAATGATCGCATTGCAGCTTCAATATCACTTACAGAAAATCTACCACCTTCTTCTCGTTGTTTTGCAAGGGAATAAGCTTTATCAATAACTTTTTTTGAACCCACACCTTTTATTTCTGCTTTCATTTGTGCATCGAAATTTTTCATCGCTTCTTTCAAATCAGTTTCTGTAAATTTATCTACAACACCACCTTCATTTCTTTGAGCAAATTTTGCACCACCCAGACCAGCCTTAGTTGGGTCATAAGATGTGCTTTTGGTAGATAAAGCTTTGTATAATTTAGATAACAAACCATCTTCTTTTTGATTTTTTATTTTTGATTTAAAACGTGAAGAAGAAGGTGACATTTTTTTACCAATATTAGTTTTACCTATAATATTGCTTTTACTTCTAAAATCTGACATATCTATGTTGCCAATATTGCCACCTTTAGATTGAAAGGTATCAAAATTAAACCCAGCATCACTCTTGTATGTTTTTTTAATATTTCGTGCCATAATAATCTCCTAAATTTGTATTAAACCACCATAATATTTTTTATCTATGGTTCTTACATTCGTTGGTTTTCCGCCAACCCCTTGAGCTTTCGCTCTCTTTCTACGAACAGCACTAGCCTTCTGACTTTTGCTCATACGTGCTGCTTTGGCAGCTGGAACACACTTGGGGTATTTACGTTTTGAGCCTTTTGCACTTTTACGCCCACACTTCTTATATCCGCCCCCTTTTTTAGGAGAACCTATATCTACCCAATCCTCTTGAAACCATTTTTTTAAACTCATTACATTAAATCTTTATAGTAAGCTTTTGCAGATGGATTGCTCATAGTCATGCCATCAATATCCATGTCGATAGGAGATCCTAGTGTATCTCCAACTTCCATAAAACCGCCATCCTTTACTGGTTTTGGACCTTTAAAATCTTTTCTTTTTACACCGCTTGGGTCTTTAACCTTTCCAGCACATACTTTACTAGCATAAGCGTTAGCGTAAGCACTTGGGTAAACATCAAATTTACGTTTTGCAGCGGCTTTACCCCTTGGGCATAGCTTTTGACCTTTCTTTTTTTGAGCCATAATAACCTCCTGTCATTTTAAAATATTAGCAGTTTTAGGCACCACTATCTAGACCTAGCTCTTTTTTTACGAGCTGCACAGTGAGCTTTCTCACTAAATCCTTTTGGTTTTTTACAATTAATTTTAGCTTTTCTTTTTTTAGACCACTTTTTCTTTTGTGGTGCTTTTGATATTTGTTTGGATATTTGAGCTCTACCTATCGGCATTGTAATACCTCACTTTGCCATTTTCATCTTTTTCAGCTACTAAGTATTTTTCCCTATTAGAATATTCGTTTACAAATGATACGTGCACCCACCCTGACTGCGGTTCCAATGGATCGTGAAACTCAAGAATAACTTGGTCATAATTAACATTTTTGCTAATCCAATCAGCTAAGTCTTTGTTTGAGATACCTGCAATTTCTAAATCAGCCGCTTGGCCTTTACAATGTTGCGACCTTGACGATGAACCAATTTTATTACTTAGCTCTGGAGATCTATAACCTGATGTTATAATAACAGGCTGTTTAAAGTAATTTCTTATTGGTTGTAAAATATTTTCACAAAGATTTTTAAGGTTTTCAATTTGCTCTTGATCTGGATAATTGTCTATGCCAAGTCTTTCTGCTGTCTGAGATTTTGTTAATTCACAAAGAGAAAAATTGTCAGTTAGTTTCATACAAATATAATTAAAAGAATCAAAATTAATATTATGCCGTCCCTAATCAAACAACTTTGAGCAGTCCAGCTCTTCTTATATTTAGTCCACAGCTTATCTACATTTTTATAAAGGTTTGTTAACATTTCCATCTCTTCCTCGCTTGACATAAGCGTTTGTTTGGAGTTTTACGGCAGTTGATATTATGCATTTTAGCTTGTCCAGCTGATCTTGCACAAAAAGACTTTCTACGTTTTGCATCTTTACTACCAGCTTTTACTTTACCAGTGACAGCAGTTTTCAATTTACTGCCTGGATTCATACGACGATAGGCTTTAACACCAGCTTTCGTCATACCAGCACCTGATTTTGTAGGTCGAAAATTCTTTTTATTACGAGTAGGCATACCCCCGTTTTTCAAACCTATTAAATCATTTGTATATTGTTCTACCGTAATATCCATAATTAATCGTAGTTTTTAATAAACTCTACAACCACAGTGTAAGTATTACCACTGTCAGCTGTGCTTGGTACGACAAAATTTACGTCGTTTTGGTTTGAGTTAGATGAAGTATTGGCTGGTATTCCGCCAAATTCTCTAAAATCCCAATAACCTGAATCTACCAGTGTTACAATCGGTATATCGCCATCTGAGTCTTCAAAATCTAATCTAGCAAAAGAATCGCCACCATCACCATTAGCACATGACCACCATATTCTTTGCGGACTAACTGTACTTACAGATTGCCCATTTGAATTGTCTGCCAAGGCAGAAACATCAGCAAATACTGTAGTTCCGCCTGAGCCATCTGATTGATTGACGATTTTAATGGTAACTCTTTTGTCATTTTCTTGTAGGATTGTAGGTCCTGTTACTGTATCTGCCATAGTTTCCCTCCTTAATTAAGAAACAATGTTCCACGTGGAACATTAAAAGTGCCTCCGAAGAGACACTTTAGTAATTACTCTTACTGATCAGCAAATGCTGGTGCAGTTGTTGATGTAACATTTCCAAAAATTTGGTAATTAGTTGTATCTATACCCATTACGGTAACGTCAAAACCAGCAGGAACATTTAGTTGAATACTGCTATTTGAGTTGCCGTCTGAAAATACTGAACTTACTTCATTTCCATCAGTGTCTAAAAATGTTACTCCACCAATGTAAAAGTTTGTATTACCTGGTGTAACAATTAAAGCATCTGTTGCATCAGCGGCTCCACCAGCGTAAACAAATCTGAACATAGATCCTGCTATTGGTGCAGGTAGTGTATATGTATTATCTTGTCCTCCATCAGGTACAAGTAATACTCTACCACTGTGAGTTGCATTTGTTAAAGTTACATTTCCATCAGATAAACTAACTGGTGCACCACCAAGAGTTGTTACCTCTGTTATAGTTCCAGTTGTTGCGTTTTTACTGATAGTTTTAATTGTGCTTTCCGACCTTAGTGGTCCTGAAAATGTTGAATTTGACATAATTATCTCCTAAGTATAAGAATACAGTCTTTAGGTCGTCGTCTATACACGTCTGTATTCAAGTTTTCGTATAGTCAGTTTATTATACCCAAAAAAAAGGGGACTCGAAAGTCCCCTTAATCCTTCCTCCAAATTACTGCTTACGCAGCACCTGGTGAGCCAAATACTCCTCTTGGATCCGAGAACCCAAATGAATATCTTTCTCTCGCTTTAAATCTAACATTACCTGTATCAAAGTCACCTTCAATAGCAGTTTTAATTGGTGCTCTAACAAACTGTTTAAGTCCGTTTGGAGCATCAGTCATAATGAAGAAAGCGTCAGTATCTGTTAGATAATGATTAATTCTATAACCTTGTGGCACCATGCCCATGTTATTTAAAGCATTAATATCATTATCTGCTGTACCTGTACGCTGTGGAGATCTTAGGATTCTTTCCGCTGTGAACTGAAGTTCTTTAGGAATAATCATTTTCACCCCTTGTAAAGCAATTTTTAATCCCCTTTCGTCAACAAACGCAGAAATATCAATCAATGATTGTTCTAAGGATGTTTCTGATAGGTCGGCAGCTGTAGAAAGCTCGTTACGGAAAGTACCACCGCTGGTTAGTGGATGGTCTGTAGCACAAAGCTCTTTCCCATCACCGCCAGTGAAGCTACTATCAAAAGCATTGTTAAGTACGTTTGCACCTTTTACTTGCTTGGTGTTAGCCATACTTCTTGCTAATGCTCTTGTGTAACGACCTGCTAGTCTGTCGTATAAATTATCTTCAATAGCTTCCTCTGTGATTGCAAAAGCCATTGCGATAGTTTCGTGTGTATATCTCGCTGTGTAAGATTCTTGTGCATCGTCAAATGCTACGCCTGCACCTTCACTTTTTACAGGAGCCGCTTTGAAACCGGTAAGCATTACTTCTTCTTCAAAAGCTCTATCTGAGGTTTCTGAATCAAAAATTTCTGCGTGTTCGTTTTCATAACGGTTATACTCTAGTCCAAAGAGAGCGTTTAATCCAGGCTCTAACTCTTTGACTAATTGTGCTCTTGAAATAGCCATAAAATTATCCTCCTATGATTAAGCTAAACCCGCACCTTTCTGGCCGAATATGTGGTTTTGAATTGTAACGATTACATTCGTATGTTCGGTTGATACATCTGAGTTGTTTGGGTCTCTTGATATATCAATCGCTTTCAACGGCAAACCTGCCGTTGTTGCACCAGTGGTTACATCTAATTCTGCACCAGACAAGCCTGTTGTGGTACTTCCAGAAGAAGTATACACAATATCAAAGTTACCGAATAAATCAGCAACTGGGAAAGCAGCGTCTGCTTGAATTTCAAATGTAGCCATAGGATTATCAATTACGAAAGCTTCAATATCTGAAGCGTTTGTACTCGCTGGATAAAAATTGGAAAAGGTTTCTTTTCCAGTGGTTGGGTCTGTAAAACGACAACCGTTGAATACACCAACGATTGGAACCGTACCGCCATCGGCATGTACTTCTACACCTCCACCTGTGACTTGAGCTACCATGTCACCTTTGAAGATTGCAGTTCCGTAGTTAGCAGCTATTCTATAACGGTTTTGTAAGTTAGTGGCAGGACCACTAAGATTACCATACAGACGCATACCAAATGCAGCATCTCTGTTTGCCATAATAATAACTCCATAATCAAATTAAACAAATGTGGTCACATAAGCTAAAAAATTAAGACTTTCTGTTACCACCAAAAGTTACACGAGATTGTCTGTCGATATTTACAGGCATCTCTGGTCGTTGTTCCCTTAAAATGTCATTATCAACGGCTTTAACTTGATCAGAAGTAATATCTTGAAAATACTTCTTGCGTTGTTCAACTATCTCTTCAGGTATCCTTGCCAACACAAGGCCACCAACTCCGATTAACCCCTCATACTTGCCTTCATGGATAGTAGGATATTCATGATTGCCAATTTCATTCGTAATTTCTTCAGCACGAACAAATTCCCAACCTTCTCGTAGTTTTTTAGATACATTACCTGTATCCATAAAACCAACGCTTTCAACCCTAATCCAACGATGGCAAAACCCTTTCGGTGCTTTGGGTGCATCTAAACTTGATGGTGGAGCCCAAGGTTTATTACGAGTTTCTACACTCTTCTTTGAGCTGCGTGAGGTTCTTTTTTTACTGTCATCAGTCATATCGTTACTCCTTCACGAATTTAGCGTATTCTTCTAGTGGCACCCCTAATTTTTTAGCTATTGCTACTTGTGAACGGGTGAGTTTCACGGTTGTGCGTCCTTGCTGTTTACGCCCCGCTGAGGCAACAGTTTGAACGGGTTTCTTTTCCTCAACCTCTGGTTGAGCATTTGCAAACTTATGTGGAAAATATTCCTTAAGTCTGTTATCTACTTCATTGTAATAGTCATCTGACTCTGCGTCAAACCCCTCCTTTACTAATTCGCCATGAATACTAAAAGCTGCGTTTGTCATAACTTCATCATTACCAAACCAAGTATTTTTATTAGCCCACTCGATGGCTTTTGCACTTGGTTCTTGAGTTTTTTCAGCTGGTGGTGTCTGGCTAGTGTTTTCTTGTGATTGCTCTGTTTTTTTATCTGTTTCGTACTCACTTAATCTCATTCTTGCTTTTTCTTTTTCAACTGCAAGTCTAGTAAGTTCATCATTGGCCTCTACAATTTTCGCAGAGTCATTTTCTTCAATCGCATCTTGTAATTTAATCTTTACTTGTTCCCTTTGTGCATCGACTCGTGCATCAAATTCTTTTAAGTAATTCTCATCTGAGGATAATGAAATTGTTTTTTGGTTGTCGTACTTCTCTTGCAAACCTTTAGCATAGTCAAGTGCAGCTTTTTCACGACGCTCTGCCTCTCGCATTTTACGAGTGAGCTTATCAATACGCTTTTGTGTTTTTTCAGAAACGTCTTGAAGATTATCCTTACTTTTGTCATCAGAACCTTTATTCTGAGCGTCTTCGGTTGGTTCTTCTTGTTTTTCCATGGGATCTTTATAACCAAGATCAACCTCACCAACGGCTTCTTCAACAGATTCCTCTACTGGTTCTTGGCTGGTATTTACTTCAATACTTTCTTCTTGAACACCATCCAAGTCTAATTCTACTTCTTGTTGTGCATCTGACATATTTTATCTCCTAAAATAGTGCGAGGACATCCTCGGGTTTTTCAATCGTGCCAATGATTTCATCGTCATTAATTATACGATGCTCACCAAACTTAGTTTTAAATCTTGCCCCAGAATATCTGCCATAAATAATAAACTGGCCTAATCGACACCAAGGTCCTGTTGGAAATTTTACATGGTCTTTGTAACAAAGATCACCCATTTTAACTACTAAACCTACAACTGTAGTCATCTCAATGGTTTCTAAAGTTTTATCGGCTAAGGCAATACCGCCTTTGGTTTTTTTAGGACCAGAATAAGGTCTTATCAGCATACGGTAGCCAACTGGGTCTGGTATCATAGATAAGTATTCTGCGGTCTGCTCTGGTCCTTTAGGTACAAGAACTTCGTTTTCTTCGTCTGATGTGGTTTCGTTTTCCAGATAATCTGGTTTTATTAACTCACTCAATTTCACTATCTCCTTTTTGCAGGTCTTTTAAATCCTGAAGCAACAGCTCTAAGCCGTTGAGTTTACCTTTAGCAAAAGCTAAATTTTCTAAATCTTTAACGTTATATACTATATGTTCCTTGGTATTGTCAATTTCTTTTTTTACAAGTTGTTGCATGGCTAAAATAGTATCAATGTCATACATTATTTTAGACCTAATTTAAAACTTAAATATAATAAAAATATTGTTAAAACTAATAAATTTAAATTATTACTGACAAGTTCATGATGTGCTAACGCAAGGGTTGGAAAACAAAAACATATAAATAACAATAAATATCGCATTACTTTACTCCTATAAATTTTTTACCTTTTACTTGAATATCTTTGATACCTTGAATGTCAGATTTTGCACCGTTTTCACGATGAGGGCAACCACCATTTTTTAAACCTTGTGGGTTAGGGCCTCGTTTAGGTGGCACTGTTTTCGTTAACTTTTTCATCACTTACCTCCTGTAACTTTTTTAGAAGCGATGTCTAATTTGGCATCGGCTACTCGAATACGCTCTTTAGCTTGAGCATTTGAGTCATCACGCTCCATTTGCTCTAAATTCATACGCTCGTAAAACTCAGCGGTTTTACGTTGTTCCTCTTGATTAAACTCTTCGCTACGACGTTGCATATCCATGGCTCGTAAATCAAGTTCTTGTTGTTTTAGTGCCACCAATGGGTCTTTTGGCACCAAGCCCGACTCAGCTGTAACCAGCTCTTCGGTCAACTCTTGGATACGATCAGCTACCATAGATTCTAAAATTATCATAAACTGCTCTGGTCGCTCTTGTTGTAGAGCCAAAACATTGTCTGGGTTCTTTGAGTTGACCATTTCTAATACTTGAGCCCTTGCTTTTAAACTTATATGTTCACTGACATGAGCCTGTAACATAGCGTACACCGGTGGATTAATCTGTACCATACGAGTACGCATAAATGCCGTATGCGATAGAATGTGAGCATCATGGTTTTGAGTGGCAAAAGCAGTTGGCATTTTACCTTGTAACGCTTCCATATTTTCAATAGCTGGGTCTTTCGGTGTTTTCTGTGGCTTTGGTTTTAATATAGCATCAATATTTTTAGTGCCCAAAGCCTCATAAACACGACGATACGCCTCGTGAATATTGTGCATTTGCGGATTTGACTGTGCAATTTGCAATTGTGTCTGTGCTAAAGTCACTCTTTGTGCCATTGAAAATATATTTGGGTCAGCAACTGGAATTACGTCTACCTCTGGTGAAAAGTCCATCACTTTTATAAGACGATTACCGCCATATACTGCGTACGGATACATCGGTGGTAAATAAGTTGCAAAAACATTGGCCAATAACCTAAATTCTTGTCGCATCGCATAGTAACAACGCTTGTGTATCGCACTCATGACCCGTGAGCCACGTTCCATGAGAGCAACTGTGGTGCCCACGTTACGATTTTGCGTGTCATTGCCTACTTGCATGTCGGCTATTGCTGCAAATCTCTGTCCAGCTTGGACCACGAAGCCTAAAAGCTGAAATAATGTGCCAGATGGCTCTTTGAACGGTAAAATTTGAAATTGATCTTTAATATTTCCCCCAGGAGCATCCACATCTCTGAATTCACCAGGTTGAAATGGCTGATCATCGTCACGAATACGCAAACCACGACTTTTAAATCCAGCTGGTAGGTTGGAAAGCGTACCTGCGTCTAGTAATTGACGTAAAGCAGCGGTCGCTGTCTTGCCTAAGCCACCAATCATGTGAATTAAGCCAAAACCATAGAAACCAAGTCCAGGTAAAAACTTATAATGCACAAAATATTGCCTTTTTCGCTGTTTTTCATCCTTCATATCAAAGTTTCTGTAGATGGATAACACTTCCATGGACCCTTCATCGATAGTTACGACAAACGGCACCTTGATATTTTTTTCCTCATTGTCCATTTCGTACTCATCGAGGTCTAAATCAACGTGCATTTCTAAAATGTTGAACTGATAATCGGCTTGATCGCTACGACTCATGCCTTGTAATTCGTCGTACTTGTCTTGCACGTCGCTGTTGTCTTGTCTAGACGGCAAAATATCTATATCACGGTAAAAACCAGCTCTTTGTTTTTTCAAAATATCGTTTTCTGACATTTTTAACACATGCGTAATACGTTCACAGTCGGTTAAATCAGTAGCATAGTACGGCACCACCAAATCTTCGGCAGGTACAAACTTACTGACTGCTCGTTCTACCATTTCATCGTAGTAAACTTTCTTAAAAGCACTACCAGCAAGTGGTAAATAAAATAATAATTGGTCAAACTCTGGCGTATACTCCTCCATTTTGTCCATAATCATGTAGTTCATGAATTCTTTGACTCGTTCCGCTTGTTTCTCCTTAGCTTCGTTTATTTCACCCACCACCTGAGTTCGCACTGGTCCATCGCTAGGTAGCAATTCTTTGTAGGCTTGACTTTGAAACTGAGTGACCGCTTCGGCTAACAATGGGTGCGTGACACTACTAGCTCCTTCAAAGGGTCGAGACTCGCTGTCGTATTTAAAACCGAGCAGATCTAAACCTGAAGTATATGACTTCTCCCAGTCTGAACGGCTTTCTTTGTCTTTTTTGTAATCGGCTATCAGTTCCATGGCTAATCTTTGTAAGACTCGCTCATCCATGGTTTCTGCTAAATTTTGATAAAAGTCGATGGCCGCACTTTGTTCTTCGGTCATCTCTGGTCCTTGATCCATGGGCATGGCATCAGGGTCTGCTTCTATCTCAACCTCTGGAGCCTCTACTTCTTGCATATTATCAGCTGTAACTTCGCCAACGTTTTTAGTGATAGCGTCCTGTTCTTCAGGACTTAATAATTTTTCTGCCATAATTTACATACCCTAGTAGTAATTATATTCTTTAAAGACTGGTTCTTCGTCATCCACATAGTCTGAGTATAACTCAACAAAGTTGCCTTGTCTGTATCGTAGTATTGCTTGAGTGGTAGAATCGACATAATCGTCATACGCTCCGTTTGGGAAAGCGGCACATTCATCAATCACATCCTCGGCAAACTTCTCTCCAGCTGGATACCACACCGCACCACTTTCAAAAACAGGTGCACAACTGTTTACTCTGGTATGTTTGTCATTTCCCCTGGTTGGCGTAAACGGCACCACTGGTATACCCATACGTCTAAATTCTTGAGTGAGTGGTTCACCACTGGCTTTTTGTTCGATAATAATCGTTTCGGGTTCCCAATATTTATTAGCCTCCAAGGCCACGGCTTTTAGTTCTGGAAAATCAAACTTACCTTTAATTGCATCGAGTAACATAATATTCGGTGCCCCACCCTCTTCTGGGAAAAATACACCCCAAGTGGTGATCGCAGAATAGTCTGCCGTTTCTTTTTTAGAAAACGCTGTATCATAGCTTTGAATGACGTGCATCAAGTTTGGAATACCACCGCCCTCCCAAGGTTGCCACCATTCTCGTTTAAGAATCGCACCTTCTTCTGAAGTAGGGTTTTGCATGTATTGTGCTGACCAGTTACGAATCGGTATCGATGCTTTGATTTTTTCTAATTCATCTAGTTCCCAATACTCTGGCCACACTGGGTTCCCTGAGTCGAGAATCGCTGGAAAAGATACTTGTTTCCATGTATCTGCTTTGGGTTCCGTTTGAGCCTTCAAAAGTCTGCCTGTTAAATCGTCCTCGGCCCAACGGGTCATAACTACTAGAATCGAGCCTCCAGGTTGTAAACGCTGTCTGGGTCCAGAAGTATACCAATCATAAGCACGTTCCATGGCACTGTCGGACATAGAATCTTGTTCCGTGTGTGGGTCGTCAATAATCAGTAAATCCGCACCACGACCAGTGATCGATGCTCCAACACCCGCCGCATAATATTCACCACCTTGATTGGTTTCCCACCTACCTTTAGCTTTGGAGTCCTCACGCAGTTTTACGTCACCAAAGATTTGTTTGTACTCTGCTGAATCAATAATGTTACGAACCTTAGCTCCGAACCTTGCTGCCAGTTCGGTGTTGTGCGACACCTGCATAATTTTTAATTTTGGATACTTACCAATAATCCATGCGGGGTAGTAAACAGAAGCAAACTCTGATTTGGTATGTCTAGGGGGCATATTGATAATGAGCCTCCCTTTTCTTTGGTCAGCTATATCGGTAAATTCTTTGGCAATAATCTGATGATGTCCCCAATCTTCTGGATTTTTGGCTTTTCTACAAACAAAATCGGGCCAGACTTCTTGCACAAAATATAAAAAATCGTCTTGACAAAGTTTAATGTGCTTGATCCAAAGTCTTTCGACTTCGAGCCTCATTTGTTCTGTGGTCATCAGTTCTGTCTTCATGAGCCTCCATTATAGTGATTACTAGAATTTTTTCCACCATACTACGTGTGAGCAACTGGGTTTTATGTGTGTATATAAATGTTTTGGGTTTTTCGCATCTGATTTTTTATTTTATATTTTAAAAGTATTTAGGATTGATTATTGAGCCTTCTAAATTGCACACAAAAAAAACGCCCATTGCTGGGCGTTAAGTTTTAGCGTTGTTAGCTATTTAATTAAAAAACTATACACAGTTGGTTTAGGTACTAGAAATTTATTATATAGTTTTTGATGCTTGGACTTAAAAGAATTAACATCAAATTTTACTAGGTCATCTTTAGACCTTGAAATTTGAATGTCAAGGTTAGGAAAGTTTAGCTTTGTATCTTCTTCCCTTGCTCTACTTTTTAAGTCTTCACCTACAGCACTTAATTTTTCTTGTAGCTTGAATAGTTTTTTTATATCCTGACTATTTTCTTTTAGCTTTTTTATTTGCTTGTTTATGTTAAACGCTTTTTTTGCTATATCCTCGTTTGTAATTTTTTTGTCTGTCATTGTTTACCTCGTTTATTTATTTAACTTACTCTTTAAGTATACTAGAATCATTTATATATGCAAGAAATAATTTATATCATTTTTTATATAATTTCTCCTGGTGGCTCCTGGTGGCTCCTGGTGGTAACTAGAGCCAGGAAAACCAGGAAAAACGGATCCGTTTTTCAAGATCTGATCCATCAATATTAATGATTATATGATTATGTGTATATGATTATGTGTATATGATTATGTGTATGTGGTTATGGTTATGGTTATGGTTATGGTTATGGTTATGATTAAAAAAAGGGGCTATTTCTAGCCCCTGATTAAAATTATAAATTGTTTTTAATCAAACATTGATTATAAAGTTTATTGGCTGTATTGGTTATTGTATTTAGTGCTTCATCTCGTTTTTTATTTGATTCTTTTATTTCTTTTTCAGTAGTAACAGCTTTAACGCTAACCTCTACATTTTCCATCACAGCATGATAAGCTTTCAATTTACATATTTGCTTAAGTTGTAAATTATTAAGATTATCTTTATGTGTATTTTCAAATAGACAAACTTCTTCAATAGATGAATAATTACTAATACCCTCATAAGATACAAAAGTTTTATTGTCTTTTTCTTCTATTGTCATGACCATAACATTTGAATAAGTGGACATTTTAGGCTTGCACCATTTATCTGTTTTTGGGTTTAAAGTTTGCTTAATGAATCTATTACCTTTTTTATTAGTCTCAATCCAATAGCGAACACTAGTTCTTAATTTAAAGCCCCATGGATAATTATCTACTTGTACGCCTGAATCAAAATCTACTGCCTTATAATTATATTTCATTGTTTTCACCTCGTTTATTAATTTAACTTACACCTCTATTATAGTACTTTCCTTTATATATACAAGAAATACTTTATATTATTTTATATATAAATTCCGGTAAAGCCAGGAAGAGCCTGGAAGAGCCTGGAAGAGCCTGGAAAAACTCCTGGTTATTTTTTAATTGCATTATCGTATTTATAATTTTATTCATTACTTTATCTCCGCTATACGTTTAAATATTTCTTCTTCATCATTTTTAGAAATATATTCCCATAATATTTCTTTAACTTTCTCATGATAATTAGATTGTTCTTGATGTAAAAAATCTCCCAATACTCTATGGGCTTTTATAACTTGTTCTAATGTAATTTTACTCATAATGTAAAGCTCCCTTCTTCTACTTCTACTAAATATTGTTGTTCTCTACCATGATATTTTAAATGATTCACTTCTTCTAATGTGTTGACAAGAAATATATCAGGATATTTAAAACATGATATCCAAGTAACTCTATATTTAAATGTTTTCATTGTGTTTACCTCGTTTTATGTTGAAATCCATATAAAGTTAACATATAAATGATATATTTACAAGCTAAATAATTTATCTTGACTTATTGTATATAAATGATATATTTATATAGATTTTAATTAATAATGAGGTGTAACAATGAGAAAACTAAACAAAAAACAAAAAGCAATGATACACAATTTTTTTAAAGACCGCCCCCAAGAATATGGTATTCCGGCGCAGTTATTTGAAATGATTGAGAAGGTTAACTGGTATGAGACTGCTTATATTGATATTCAAAATTACTTTAATGATTTGAAAATACAAGCAAAAATAAACGAGCGAGAAAACAGCGATTATGCAAAATTTAAGAGAGGTGAATTATAATGAAAAACGATATTATAGGAATCAATGGAAGTTATGCCGATATACATGGGGGTGTTGAAAAACACCCTGACGGCTCATTTACCATATATGCCACGATTCAAGACAATGTTTTATTTCATCAAAGGTATTTTGATTATACATATGAGGAAGCACTGCCGTTATTTAAAAAAGCATTACAAAAACAAACTGATCGTTATATTTTAGGGAGGTAAAACAATGATGATGACATTTATAATAGGGTTTTGCCTGGGATTGATGTTTGCCGGTATCGGCCTAATCATAATATTACATCACCAGGATATGAAGGATCTTGAAAATCGTACCGGTAGATATTCTGATTAATTAAATAAGATCTCTCAGGTTACCTCGAAAACGCCGATTTTAATTAATCGGCGTTTTTTTTACATTTTGCCAAAAAAAGACTTCCTTATTTGCAATTTAAGGCACTTAAAAATATTTTTTAATAGTCTGGTATCAGGTATTTTGATCGATAATATGATTATGGTTATATGATTATGGTCAAGAATATAATTTGATAATATGGTTAATGATATGATTGATGCTTTTTTCAAGATCTTTCTTGCTCGGATCACGGCTCATGGTGATTGACAAAACCTGATGCATGGTGCGTGGCTCATGAATCGCTAGAAGTTCGAGCGTGGACTGCGTGTCATGGTAATTAAGAATAAATGAAATGCCACCACTAACAAAATAATCATAATGCCAATTATACTGAAATTTAGAAATGCCTTTTTTATTAGCGTTTGACGATTTCAATTCGAGCCAAAAAACAACGCCATTACAACAACAAAAAACGTCCGGAATGCCATTGATAGTGCGACTTTCTAACCTAAAAACTAGCCAATTTTTATGTATTTTTTGTATCTGGTTGATGATTAACCACAATTTTTTCTCATTTATTAACATTTTATTCAATTATTTCAAAAAAAAGCCCCATAAATGGGGCTAAAAAGATGGGCATTTCGCCCTTTTCGAGGTAGGACGATAAGTCCCAATGAAAAAACATATTTTTAGTATGTTGAAAAATCAGGATATTTGCAAGGGTTTTATAATATAAAGATATTTGACATATATCCTTTATATGTTAAGATTTAGGTACATTAAATTATAGGAGTTTGATTATGACTAAATTAGTAAGAGAACATCAAGGGTGGGAAGTTGAGTGTTTGAAAGATTTAAACATACCAAAACAATGGAAAAATGTTTCATATCCGAATGATGAATGCCCATCTTTTCAATTTAATGGATTTCAAATATTTATAGCTGAAAAAGACAATGATATGAGAGGTGATTTAAAAGATTTTCCTAGATTTTATATCATTCACGCTATTTATTATGGCGAAGGATATGTTTATCGTGATTTTAACAATTTTCATGATGTCATTGATTATGTAAATCATAATTATGGATCATGGATACACAAAAATAGTTGAGGAAATAAATGATGAAAAAACCAGTAATTAAAATAAATGATGTTTTAAGTGATTGTGAAATTGAATTTGGAAAACAATTAGTTAAACATTTTGAAGACGCAACATCTGGCGATCTAGATATTGGATTGTCTTGCGATTGGACAATAATGAATGAAAAGATGATAGAAAATTGGTGGTCGTGGAATGCTAGTGAGTTTTATGATCTTGAATTATCCAATGGTACGATTTTAACAGAAGATGAGGAGGTAGCACAATGAAAAATAGATATGCACATTGGTGTGAAAAAGCCGAGAAAGATTTTGTCGGTAAGAAGATTGTAGAAGTGCAATATATGTCAAGTTACGATTGTAAAAAAATGGGGTGGGAATCTGCCCCTATTTGTTTATTACTTGATGATGGCACATGGATATATCCATCAAGAGATGACGAAGGAAATGATGGTGGGGCATTGTTCGCAAGTAATGACGACAAAGATTGCCCAGTTTTAAGAGTAGGTTGGGAAAAGGAGTTTGAAAAAATAGAGGGGGCAAAATAATGGAAAGAGACCAAGAAAACAAATTGCAATCGCAAGAACATTCAGTCAAGTTAAATATTGCTGAAATATTTGAAATAGTTGGATTGTTAAAGGAAGAAATAAAAGCAAATGGTGGCACAGATGATACTGATCCAGATATTGTCAGTGCTTACAATAAACTGGGTAACTGTATTATTGACGAAGATTAGGGGGCAAAATGACTATCTGCGAAAATGAATACCTCTGTCAATGGACAGAGGAAGGTGGGTACGATAACGAAACTAGAACGCATTACTTTATAGATTTTATTGACGAAGAGTTTAATTTGGATATTGAGGACTTACGCAAGATTGCCAATTTAAAAGAAGATGAGTCAATAAGGATTTATGGAATGGCAGAATATTTTACAGTAACCAATAGGGGGACATAAATAAGAGAGGTGAATGATGAATAAAAAAATTACACAAAAGCAATTTGAACAGTTGCTTGAACTAGTAGATTTAATGGGTTGGGATTATGATAGATTTTCTAGTTCTGGACAAGAAACTTATGACAAGATTTGCAAATTATTAGGGTGGGAGGTGAATGATGACTAGAAATGAACTAGGAAAAAGGGATTTTAAAGAACCAGCTGAAGGAAGTGCAGAAATTATTCTAAGTTTAGAAAACTCTAGGATAACAATGCGACATGGTGAGAACAATCAAGTTTTGTTCACTGGTAAAGCATATAAAGGCGACTGGGAAAAACTTATTAATTTTATTAGAAATAGAGAGGAGGTGAATGATGAGAGATAAAATAAAAATACCAACAGAAATATGGGTTGAGCTATATTCAGAATTGTCAGAGCATATTTTGGAGTTTTCGGCTATTGACTCAGTCTGTGATGAAGATGGTGAGAGAACTCCAGAAGCAGAAGATAAATTTTGCGATATTGTTGGTGATGTAGAAATTATTATGGATAGATTTTTTATTAAAGAGAGGTGAATGATGACTAGAGAAGAAATGATAGATGATTTAGTGCGAATTAGACTTTATGCTATGGAAGATGACAGCCGAGCAGAGTTGTTAAAGTGGATAGAGGAAACTATGTATGCAGAATATAAAGATCTTGACGAGAAAAGCTTAAAATTAGAACTAAATTGTTATAGAGAGGGGGCGTTCACAGAATGTAAAATGTGTGCTGGTAAAGGGTACTATAATTTATCATCATCTTACGATGATATACATTCAAGAGTTCCATGTGAATGTGGGCAATATAATGAAGAATGAATAGACTAATTTTATTTGTAAAAATTACGATAATTTTATCTATTCCATTAGCTATTTGGATATTAACAATTTTAGTTGTGCTCAATAACTATAAGTAGATATGATTTAACTCATTCTTGACTTTCTTGTATTATGATTGTATTTGCACCTATCTTATCCTCAAGCTCTTGCAATCTGGTTTCTAACTGCTCTCTAGACATACCTTCAAGTGTTGAATGTTGTATCTCTTTTTTATCTACAAACAATCCAGCTAATTGACCTGATCGATATTCGGCATTGATTGATGCTGTAAACTGCCCTTTATTTTCTGCCCCATCTCGTAATCTTTCAAATGTTTTGTAACGTCTTAATTTATCTTTTTCATATTTCTCAGCTTCTTTGGCTAACATGTTTTCTAAAACTCTTGAAATATGTGGGTTTTTCTTTGAATCCAGCATTTTACTAGCCATAACTCTCGCTGAATTTTCATTTTTGCCATATCCGGCTTGTAATGCCGCCTCTGTTTGCGAAATCATTCCCCAATTTTTAACTAATATCTTTAAAAACTTCTTTTGTTTTAAAGTTAAGTCTTTTTCTGTACGTAATGCTACTGATTTATGTGATCCCATTGAATAATTATCATAAAATTAACTTAAAATAGCAACTTTTGTCCTAATTTCTACTATGCACACCCTTAGAAATTAAAAAAAAATAAAAAAAATTCTATTTTTTTAGTCGGTTTTTTGATTATTTATGCTATTTTTCCTAAAAACTAGGAATAATTCCTAAAATTTTCCTAGTTATAAATCCTTAAAACCCTATTCTTATCTTATTTTTCCTAGTTTCCTAAAATATTTGTGTATTCTGCAAAATGTTTTTAAAAAAAGTTTTTGTAAGCAGTTGCATAGTAGAAAATGGGAAAAAAATCCTATTTTTGGCTAATTTCTATGTCTTGTTGCCCCATGAGCCGTGCAATTTGCACATCAGAATCCCGAAAAACGCAAAAACGAGCAATAAGATCTAACAAAAAGTCGTTTTTTTTAAAATATTCGCTACCTTTTTCTTGAAAAGTGCGATACAAATACTTTAATTTACTCTCATTAACAAATTTACTCTCCTCTCGGAAACCCAAAATTACAGATCCTTCACTTAATTCTCCTGATGTTTGAATCCGATTGAATAGGTCAGTAGACTGACCAATTTTTATCTGACCACCAGGTGTCATTAAAAAGTACAATGTCTTTGGCAACCGGTGTATCTCAAACAAATCATCATAACTTTTGTTGTTTTTGATGCAATCATTATCAATCTCTAGTGCCCTGAGCCGAGCATCTTCGGTCGTCATCGCTGGAAAATACCCAAAAACCTTAGATTTATGGGTTTTGCCGTGTCGATAATCATAAGCGAAGGAATGACTACCTTTCTTCGAATAATTAATCAATAAACAGTTTACCTGACTATCTCGTAAGTAAAAACTACGCTTACCGGCCATGTTTACACGCCAATTTACGATAAATTCATCGTTAAGATCAATGGTTTTTTGGGCTGAGGGGGTACGGCTCACCTTTCTTGGTAAATTATCGTCCATAATCAACTACTTACTCGTTTATTTCTATGGATATATTACAGTAAATAGTTGGACTTTGCTACCCCACTATGGTAAATTTGACCTGTTTTATAATTAATCATTGTAAATCCTATAGATGAGTGAGGGGGCATTTGGGGCATGTTGTATCGTTGCCCCTGAACTTATCATCATATCCATATCAGTATTATCCATATTATTTAACACATACTATATTTAAAATAATATAAAAAAAGTGTTGAAAAGGTCTTGCAATATAAAAAATTTAAAGTATTCTAAAGTTACTAAGTTAAATCAATTAGACGAAGGTCTAATAAACAAGGAAGGAGGGAAAAGATTAATTAGCGATGGAGAATTCATTATGAAAAAAGAAAAAATGGAAATAGAATACAGTCAAGATTATGAGTTGTTTACTTTATATCCAAACAATCGACCGATCAAACAAACATGGGTAAATAAATTAGTTGATAGTATTAAAATAAAAGACTTACACCAACCGATCCAGGTAAATGATGAGTTTCAGATCTTAGATGGACAACATCGTTTCTTCGCTTACCAAAAATTAAATTTACCTGTCCCATATTTTATAACCAAAGTGCTTACTGAAAGCGACATCGCTTGTCTAAACAGCACCACCAGTAGATGGTCAGAAAAGGATTACTTACACTATTGGGTTGGTAAAGAAATTGATGAAGAAACAAATAGTAATGGTAAAACCAATCACAGTAATTATCGAACTGCCGAATGGTTTATTGATAAGTATAAACTGGGAGTGCATTTCAGCGTGTTACTGTTGACAACAGTTGCGAACATAAGATCATCAGGTTTTACTGAAGGCACGATGAAGATTCAAAACCTAGAATTAGCTAAAATGAGAGCTGAGTTTATCCTCTCTTTAGAGCCATATTTCAGAGAGTACAAAAAAAGTGGATTTTTAATGGGTCTGTTGTACTTAATGAGGCACCGAGATTTCGATTTAGACCGTATGTATAAAGCTATTTCAAAAAATAGTGCAGATATGCACGGACAGTCTAATAGAAATGGCTACATTGCCAACTTGCTCAGAGTGTATAACAAAGGGTTAAATGCTAGTAAGCAGTTTAACAAAACGACCTTTAACAACACGATAGTTGATGAAGTAGCAGAAGACCTTAAAAATAAATTTTAACCAGACAGGAGATTATAATGACAGATATAGAAACAAAAAGTTATGTGCAAAAACTATTGGACGACGGCTTTACTCCAAATGAAAATAACTTTCATAATTCATTTTTGAGCGAAATGCAGGAAACGCTAACAATGCACGAACAATATTTACTTGAAATGGAACAGAGTTTAGAAAAAATGATCGCAATTCAACAAGGAACCATAGATCTTTGTAAAGTCAGAGTGCAGTATTATAAAGATGAGATAAAAAGAGAGCAAAGTGAATATGAAAACTACATCAAAAATAAAAGTCGTGAAAATTATCAAGATAGGGTAGAGCAAGGTAAGAAGAACTGGCGTAGGTTTCCAGACGGTATGCCTCTTGATATTTTAAATGTATTAGATAAAAAAAAGGAGGATAAAGCATGAGTTGTGAAATAAACGATGAATATTTAGAGTATAAGTATGAAGAAGGTTTAGACATGGGTATGTCTGAAGAAGAAGCGGCTAAGTATGCACGAGAGTGCTTAGAGCAAGACTCTGGACCGCATTACGATGATCAAGCAGATTTATAAGGAGCAGTTATGAAAATACAAGGTAAGACGGAAATAAAAAGAAGTAAAATAGAAAAAGATAAAACCAAGTGGACTACGATGGCCATTCGTAATGCTACCAGAGATAAGTTAGATCTGTTGGCACATTATGAACATCGCACAGCTGGAGAAATGGTAGCTGTCATGATGAGGGATTACTACAGTAAAATAGGCAAAGAACTGAAAATGAATGAAAAAGAACTTAGTAAATTTTTAACCGCTTATAAGAGGGACTAACATTATGATTGACGATCACGATTTAGAAGACATCAGGCAAAAAATAATAGACATTGGTGAGTATGCCATGGTTTGTCAAGAAATTATGGCATGGTATCAAGTTTATTTTAAAAAACATCAACTGTTAAACGACCATCAACATGACTATGTCAGACTGGAAACAGGCAAAGACATAGGTGTTGACATTCAAGAACTAACTAAAAAACACAACATAGTTTCGCAGAAATTTAAAAATAAATATGAAGACGGAGGTGATAATGAAAAAAAACTCAACTGATTTATTAAACTGGCACGAGCTTAGTCGCTACAATGAACTGTCGCATGAAACGCAAACGGCGTTACGTTTGTTGGTTAATACTTTAGCATCGCATAAAGAGGACGATCATTTACAAGAATCCTCACGCCAGGAACTAGATAAACTTAGAATAAAAATAACTTACTTTGAGGATATGCTATGAGAGATTATGAAGAAGAGAAGATAGAACAGACGCACGTTGAAGAGGACGATCAAGAGATCTTCAACGAAGAGTTACTGCAACAGCTAAAAGAGGAGTTGCACCCTTTAGCCGAGTTGGAAAAAGAACTTTATAAAAAATAACTTCATGTCAAGTCTTGTTCTTTAGACTGATTAATGCCTACAATAGTGTATGGCTAATAAAAAATCAGTTTGGGAAGATATATTTGGCAAAGAGTCCAGCGTCTTTGTTACTGAACTGGTTGATCCTGAAACATTAGATGGCGTTGCAAGAATGCATATGCTTGAAAGCATATTTAAAGACTATAGCTTTTACCTTGACCAGAAAGCTGACTCATATATTATACAAGTGTACGAAGACACTTTATTACACTTAATAAAGATATATGGACACTAATGGCAGAATTTGTAGAGACAAATACATATGAAATAGCCGCAGATGCTTTATTTCATAAACCGTCATTACCTGAAGAGAGGTTGTGGCGATCAGTTATTATCAATGCTATAGAAGATACACAAATAATTCACAGCGATCGCAAAAATTCCATCGCAAAACTTAAAGCTCACAATTGGATTATTGGCAACGGCGAGGACTTTCAAAACATTTGCACTTGGGCAGAATTACAAGCTGATGCCATTAATTATCACTATCGCACCTTATTAAAAACTGGCGTTGTACGTTTTCAAGATAAACAGATAATGTGGTATCAATATGACCTTTTTAGCAAAACCTTGCAAAACGTGGTCGATGAGTGCGAAAAAAAGGCTCTCAGACGTAAAATTAGGGACATGCGAGAGGTTATCTATGCTAAACCTAGTCAGATGTTATCAACTATCTTCTTGAGCGTTCTGAGCTGATACAATGGCGTTTCCGATAAACCAGGCTATTTGTGGCACAATGGCATTACCTAGTCCTTTAATTCTTCCGACTCGACCTTTGTCCAGTTCATAGGAAATCCCATCAGGAACTCCACAAAGTTCGGATTGAGTTTGCCACCAGTTTTCTTGTCTTCTCGCATCATCATGGTTGGTAGACTGTCCGAGTTGCGACTCATCGACGCTGGACTTAGCGTTGAGTCCTTGTAATCCCTCGCTGCTGGTGTCGGATATGTTCTTAGTCTGTCTAGAAGGTGTTCTTGTTTGTTTGGTTTTGAGTTCATTGTGTCTTTGTAATCCCTCGCCATCGGTGTTGGGTACAGCTTCTCCATATGATGTACTGCATCCTTCAGCTTCACGCCATACCTCACGCCCTTCTTGTTCTTCCTGGAGAAACTGCCATTGTGGAGATCTACATTCTTGACCACTCCTCCCTCTAAGTCGCAGGCTCTCGGTGTCGGATACTGCCTTATGTCCAATAATCCAGAGTCTTTCCCTTTTGTGCCATGCACCAACGGATGAAGCTGGAATAATAAATGTCCTTGTGTCGTAACCTTCACTCGCCAAGTCCTGGAGTACGGTGTCGAGACCGAGTTTAATGTGTCCACTAACGTTTTCTCCAACGAACCAA